ATTTTTTTTGCACCTGTATAAATAGCAATTCTTCCTGTCTGCATTATCTACACCTCTAATAAAATGTCATGCCGCTTGAACTTCTGCTTTGTGGTATTTCCTTAATCTGAAAATTATCATCATCGTTAGGCACATACCATATCCATTTGTGGCAATGCTTGCACGCTAATTTATGTGTTCTTGTGTCTTTGCTGTCTGCCTTAGTCAAAAACTTATGGCAGTTCGGACACATAATTGACTTGTCTTTGTTTGTATAAAAAATCATATTGTTACCTCGTTACATAGTAAAAGCACCGCCATAATTAAATGACGATGCTTTTCGATAAGGATTATACATGTTTATGAAATTTGCTTTGCTCATTGTAATAATACATAATTTTTTCGTCACAATCGTAACATCTTTTAATTTTTTTCAATAAATCTTTGAAAAGCCATTTTTACGCTACTTTCTGTGTTGCCACCTATGATATGTGCTATCTGAATCCAAGTCTTATTTTCTAAAAATCTAAGATTGATTATTCTTCTCATTCTACTATCGTCAACGCTTGCAATAAATTCTTCAACCTCATTGGTTTTTTCCAACAAATCATCTTCAAGCAACTGTAATGTGGCTTTTCTAGCATAAAGAAGTGTTTTCTTTCTACTGTACTCTGGAAATGGTATGCCCTCAATCTTAAAATGCTGTTTACCACCATTGCCGCCACTAACAGAATCTATAACCATTTCTCCAGCTTCAATTTTGCTTATATCCTTTTCAAGCCGTTCTATCTTTAGCCTAACTTCTTTTACTTCTTCCTGTAAGTCTGAATACTGTGATAAAACTTCCTTTGTTATCATAAAAATCCTCCTGTTATATCGGACTTGACATAATTACTGTCTTTTTTATTCTATTTCCTTTTGTCATTCTTAATGCAAAGTTCGAGAAAACATCTGGAACATCATCTAATTGTTTCTTACCTGATACTGAATACTGCTTTAATAGTGACATCATCACTCCGTAAGGTTCATTAGGCTTATAAAGTGATTGGTCTTTGAAAATAATATGTTGTAATATCCAGTTGGAACATTGGAATATCCTTGCTTCCTTGTTCGTTTCTGTTGGTGTGTCAGTAATATTGCACACCCACCCAACACTCTCAACACGCTTATTAACTTCCATAGCAACTCTATCGCCGCCGGCATTACGTTCAAATTCGCACTCTTGTACCTTGTTATTCACAAGCACTCCTGCGGCATTTCTATATTGTTCTTCGTAATCCGCTGTGTTATCACATACGCAATCAATGCAGTAATAATCTTCTCCGTGTTTTTGCAATACCGGTAGTACAAAGTAATCCGTACCTTTGCCCTTGGTATCGCATTGAGCTGTGATAATTTCTGGTTCTCCGTGTGGCAGATTAAGGTATCTGCGGATTTTATCATCTGGAAATAGTAATCCCTCACGTTCGATAGGCTCTTGTTTGTATAAGCACCTGTAAGAGATTTCATCCATTAAAAGCTGTTGGTCAGCAAAAAATTCTTTTGTGAATCCGCTATACTCATAATCAAAATTACTCTCACCTGTTACTGGGTCTACATCTGGTACAGCAATAGTCTTGACTCTTTTGTTTCCTGCGTACATATTCTGTATTCTTCCGATAACATCATGTACACTCCAACGTGTAGCAATATGTATCTCTTTGCAATTATGCCCGTCTGTATCTTGGATTTTTCTTTGCCTAGCATCTACCGCATATTTATCCCACAGCTTATCAAGTACCATGGGGTTAAGTGCTTCCTCAATTCCGCCTATCATATCATCAACTAGCAAAAATTTACTTGCACGGACTTTACCGGCATTTTTGCTGCCGACAGATGTACATTGTACGCTTGGAAATGGCTTATATTTACCTATGTTAAATTGTTCTAACTTTGCGTTAGTGCTTGTAACTGTAAGGCTAGGAAAGATTTCGTTCCACGCATATTCATCAGCATTTGTAACAATATCGTATACGCCATCATAGTACATTCGTGTAATGTCGCCGGAATGGGAGTAAAAAAGGCAAAAATCATTAGGAAACCAGCCAGCTACTAAAGCATTAAACATTTTTTCAATAGTCGTCTTTCCTGCTCCTGGTATCAATGATACGCACAATATATCGTATTTATCATCAATCATACCTTGCAAAGCTTCTATTAGCCCCATTTTTAAGAATTGCTTGCGGCGTGGCATATAGAAACGCTCTTTAGGTTCTCTTTTCTTTTCAAGATACATAAATGCACTATCTACTATTTTGCTTTGAGCTTCAAGCAGCAACACATCATAGTATTTATCAAGCAAATCAAAGGAACTTTTATTGTCAAAGACAAACTTCTCTATCTCCCACATAGATAGTCCTATATCACGCATACAAGCCTTTTCTATGAGCTCTTTTGTCCTAGTCGTACATTTTAACATTGTGTCAATTTCACCCTCATTCTTGGCAAGCTGGCACACGTTGTAGTAGGTTTCTATAATATTTTCATCTATTCCATTTTGTGATATGTATTTTTCGCAATCGTCTATCAGTTGATTTAATTCAGAATTCAAGAAAAGCACCTCCACTTTTCAGCAAAGGTGCTTATAGACCTCTGCCTATAATTGTTTTAGGGTAGCGACTACAATCAATCTGTAGCCGGTAATATCGTTTTAATTATTTTTCAGATATTCTTCAAGATTTTTACAAAAATCTTTTTCTCTGCAATAAACTGTTTGACTTATATTTTTTTCTTCTCCAAATGTTGTCATATCAATTCGTTCAACAGTCGGAGAAAAATTAGGACAATTCTGACATTTTTCTTCAACATTCAATAAAATCATAATTACTCCGTAATCCCATCAATTATTGTTCGTTCGAGCAATTCTCCAATGCTTATATTTGCCCTATCCAGCAATTGTTTGTATAATTCAATAAATTGTTGCTTTGTCAAAGGTTTCCAATTTGGATTGTCTCTTTTGCATTTAAACTCTACCACTCCCAGTCTGCGTACATATTGTTCATTTCCATATGTGTCAACATTTGGACCGATACATAAATCACATTTCATTATATGCTCACAAGGTTTTAGTTCGTGGCTATACCCACTACAAAGCATTGTGTTCTGATATTTCATAATCTCGCCCCTAAATTCTTGCAACTATGTGTTCTTTTGAAAATTCTTTTTTATCTTCATTGTAGATAGCCGAACCATTTTTATCAGTTTTCAGTCTATCAAATTTGCAAGTAACCTTTATACCATCTTTGTTACTGCATTCTGCATGATAATCAATAACACGTACTTTCTTCTGCCATTTCCCATTGGCATAAATCTTTGTGTAACCGCCAGCTCTTGTTTTAATGATTATTTTACTTCTTGATTTCTTCATTGCTCATAAACCTCTCAAAATCTTCCATACATTTATAGCACAAGTCGTATGTGGTATTAAAAATGCCGTTCTTTGTAACCGAATTTCCACACAGCATTCCTTTTTCAATTTCCACACCGCACCTGTCGCAAGTGTGCCATTCTTTTTGATGTTTCATTCTTCCACCAACTTTCTACCGCAGATAGGGCAATAAGCTATTTTCATTACCATTTCAACATTCATCTCTTTACTGCAACACACCGCAAAAGACGGACATTTATTCAAGTCGCATGTAATTACAGGTTTATTTGATAACTTATCAATCTTAAATTTGCCATAATGTGTTATGACAGGAAATTTTCCCTCGCAAAACTTACACATATTACACCTCAATTCCATATTCTTTGAAATAGTTTTCAATATCTTTAGGTATCTCAATATCTAGTTCTTTTGCCTTTTTAAGTGCTTTTATTTCTTCATTTATAGGCATATTAACAGTTCTAAACCATTGGTCTATGTCAACCTGTCCATGTTCTAAGCTATTATTAAAATCTGTGCAATCATAAGCTCTTTTAATACATTTGTCTTGTGGATAAATAATATGTGTTTTTATATCCATGTTGGTTGTACAGTCTATCCCAGAACTATATTTTGCACATTTTTCTCTGTATTCGCATATATCGCACTCTGTATCTTTTTCTCTATATTTTCTTGGCTTGTATTTCTTAAAATCCTTGCACTCGCAGTCAAGTGATGTATCATTCCCTTTTTGGCATTCATAAACAGGATATTCTTCTCCTGTTTCTTCATCAAAATCAAAATCTTCATCACAATATTTGCAAATTGAGCAATTTTTCATATTACACCTCAAATCCTCGTAAATATGTCCAAATCATAGTTATCTCTGATATAGCCAACGACTTCCTGTAATTTGCTTTTCACAAATTCATCTTTTGCAATACTAGGGTGTGCATAAAACATGCAACTGTCTTTCTTTCCGTCTGCTTTATATTTACGATAATCAAATGTCATTGTAAACAATGGTATTCTTGTTAAATTCTTTGTCTTGTATCTTATCCAGTGATTAACAATTCTCTTAATCATCATTCTTCCCCCATAAATTATCTGGTAATTCCTCGCCGCCATAAATCTTGTTAGCGTATTTCTTAAATGTCGGTACGCTACAACCTGCTACTTTTGCCGCCTTTACCTGTGAAACCTGCCCCGATATGTACAGGTTAATTGCTTCATAAAACTTATCTTTGTTTAGCGGGTGTACGCCTGCTGCCATAATAATCACTCCTTATTTTAAATATTTCTGTGCTAAGTTTTCTCTTATCATTCCAGACATGAAATGCTGCAAGCTCTTAGTTACTTCTTTGCCATTAATCTTGTATTTTGTCTGTAAGTAATAATCTATTAACTCTTTGTAGTAATCATCAAATCCATAAGCAGAATTATCGCTCATATAATTACCAACTGGCTCAAAGTAATTAATAACTATCTTTGTCAAAGCCTGTTCTGTAATGCGTATATGGCTCATATTTAAAGTTTTATTGTATTGCTCAAGGAAATAGTCAATAATATGTTTTAACTCTTCTATTCGCCAATCTGACGGCTCGCAATCAGCAAATTCAATAGCAATGTTTTTAATCACATCAGATTTGCTTCCGCCTTTTTCTGTTGAAAAAGCATATATATCTCCTCTTGAAGAATCTTTAGATTCTGAAAGAGCATATTTATTCTCTGTAGTATAATCTCTGTCTATATTCTCTGTAGTAATCTCTGGTAATGGTCTGTCGTTTTGTCCTTCTCGACAGGTCATTTTGTCCTGTCGGTCTGTCATATTGTCTTGTCGATTTGTCATTTTGTTCTCATCGGAATTAAATTTATCCACAAGTTCTTGTAATTTTTCAGTATCTATTGTGTACCACTTTGTTTTATCAATACCCAATTTGTTATAATTAGCAGATACAACAACTCCTTTATTTTCAAGCCTTGTAAATGTTCTCTGTATCGTTTTTTCGCTCCAATACGGAAAATCTTTAGCTTTCCAATCGCTGTATGAGTTATATACCCAATATCTGTCGTCAATAAAATTTTTACCGGCTTTTTTGTTAATTCCTAGCCAATAATTTAATTGATTTAACACTATTGCTTCGTTTAAATCTCCTAAAACAAGTGCTAAATCAGTATTTATGATAAGTGTCTTTGATTTATCTACAAAAAGTTCGCTAAAATTCATAAATTACCTCCGTACTGATAATTGATTCCGCGATTTATATAAAAACAGTTGCCAGGCGGTCACGGTTCCGCTTTTCGTGTTGCAATCACTAGACAACTGATTTTACCAATATTATTCCGGCTTGTTCATCTCAAAGAAATGCTTCTTACATCTTGATTCGTCACTGTCAAAGCTACAATCTGGCTTAAATCGTTTTTGACATTCATCACAAGACCAAGATGTTACGCCTTTAAGTTCTGAAACAGCACCACAAAGCTCGTACAATTCATCATCTGTGCAATTCAGCACATAATCTACAAGCTCCATTCTTATTTTTCCGATTGAACGATGTTTAATTAATTTTGCCATGTTTACCTGCCTTTCTGATAACCGCCTTATTAACAAAACAACAAACAGGCACTAAGGCTTGTGCTTTTCGGTCTGCATCACCTAGTTTGTTGTAATCGGATAGACAGGACTTGAACCTGTGACTACTTGAATGAATCAAGCGTTACTCCCATCTGAACTACTATCCGTTGTACAGTTTTCAATAGCGGGAAGTTTTTGTGGCACAACATTACGACTACCTAGCACTTAAGCAACCGCTATTGACATTTTAATTATTCAGCAGGGATTACTGCAACGCCTGCTTATTCGGGAATGACCCGACCGCTTGATGTGGTGTGGATTTGAACCACACATAAACAAGCACTCCTGTCCTTTCAAGCCCCTAGCAATCAGGTATTCCCCTGTGGTTATGCTATGGTGGATTCGAACCACTAGCTCATTCTATCTGCTATTAGCGTTTACCCATTCCGCCACACATCAACTTACTCACACCTCTTAACCTAGGATAAGTCTGCAAACAACATTATGCACGCAGACCCAAGAAGTGCTTTCAAAACGCCGATATCGTGAATTGAACACGAACAACATTTCTGTTGGATAGCTTAGCAAGCTACTGGAATACCTTTATCCCATATCGGCAAAGTGGAGAAGATAGGAATTGAACCTACAATGTTTACCGCAAGGGAACAGATTTACAGTCTGCCGCAACACCGCCAATCGTTGCCGCTTCTCCATATCGTTTTAAAAGACTAGCATTGTGAAAATGTTTCGATTAAGATGGATAGTTGATACTGAAAAACAATGCTAGTCTTAATAGCAGTATAGGCTATGACACCTATAACAGGTCGTGGCAAAGCTTGGATGTCATTCTACCCGTGCAGTTGGGCTCAAAGAAAGTAGCTTCGCTCGCTGTCTATCCATACAGATAACTGCTGCGCTATAGGTATAACTTAATTTTATTTGCGTATTTATAATACGCAAAACCTCACGGACTATCTGACAGTCCTTAACAGCTCTCGCTATGAGGTGAAAGGAGGACTTAATGCTAGTAAACCAATAAGTCCTGTAAAGGCACAAGTGTAATTAAACACTTGAACTACCCCTGTGGGATTTGAACCCACGATACAGGAATCAAAATCCTGTGCCTTGACCACTTGGCTAAGGGGCAATATGCTATTATTTTGTTTCAAAGAGTACTGCATTTTTATTTGCTGTTTCAAGCTCTGTGAAGTTATCCTTGCCTTTTACAACATTTGGATTGCCATTACAGGCATTACAAGGCTTTTCACAATATAACTTATGTCTATGTTTGCACTGGTAACAGTGCTTATCCTGATTACCCATTATTTATCACCTGCCTGTCTGTGATTAGCTCTGTAAGAATCAAAACCATCCGGATAACGTGCTATAAGCTTATCTATGTTTGTCTGCATTACATCGTCAAGACTGAATCCGCAAGCTTCGCAAATCATAGCAACATACCACATTACATCGCCGCACTCTTTCTTAAGATGTTCTAAGTCTATGCCTTTTTCGTGAAATATGCCCTTTTTAACAAGGTCTGATACCTCGCCAGCTTCGCCGGTTAAACCTAAGACACCATTAAGAAGTCCTGCTATGTCATTTATGTTGCTACACTTAGCATTGCTTTCTGTTAGAGGACTAAGTGGAAGCTTACCAGTTAATTCAGTACTTAATCTATGATGAGCCATTTTATCGTTAGTGCGCATAGCCAATTTTTGGTATTCATTGCCCTGCATTTATAACTCCTAACTCTTTTTTATTTTTTAAAATTTTTTGGAATTCATTCAGCCGAACAGCTGATTCTCTGATGTGTTTATTGAATATCTTGTGATTAATTAATATGTGTCTATTATACACCTAATTAGCTTAAATGTATAGATGTTAATTAGATTATTTTAAATTAAATATATAAGCGATTTATCAGTATTAATTATATGATTAATGGTTATGCGTTATTTATATATAATTATATAATATGTGTATTATGTGGTGATAATAATATAAATATATATTAATATATAAGGGCTTTTTGTTATTTTGGATAATTGAGCGACTTAGTTGGGGCGTGTTCCGAGGACAAATAAACCCCCTCCGCCCTTGTCCGTGTAATTGTGTCTATTTTATGCCATATTCCCAAACAATTAACACAATTAACACCATATCCATACCATAACGCCGATAAACCTTAATTTATCAGCGTTATATAAATACTTATTACTCACAAACCCAGTATTTAAGCGGTTTGCAAGTTGTTTAAATTGTGTCTGAATTGTTTACAGCGTTTGTCTGCTGTTTATCCGTTAATTGTGTATTATTTTGGTTTAATTGCTGGCGTATTTCCGCGGCTGTAAGAGGTGTTTTGCTGGTGTTTTCTCTGCTGACGCCGGGCAAGTTCCAAGCAAAATGTCTGTTGAGTATCGCAAGAATTCCAACCGGGTTTTTATTGCCGGTTGCAAGCTTATTAGATAAACTTTCTTCTCTAAAATCGCGCAGTTTTTGAACCAATTCGAAGCCCTTTGTACTTAGCTTTCTTTCATTCGCTCCCCAATCCATAAAAGTATCTTTATGTATTCCAGTTAATAAGCTAAAGCCTAATATACTACATTCTTTATCATACATAGAACACATATAATAATATATATATAATATATACTCTAATTTATCTAAATCATACATATAAAAATTACTATCCATTATGCAGTTAGTATTATTTTTATTAATATTCTTATTTAACTTTAATATACTTTTATCACCAAAAACATATTTATTTATATACATCAACGCAGCATTCCATCTGCTTTGCGGTTCTTTGGTCATATCTTCGATGTTGTGCTCTTCACAAAATTTTGTTAGATATAATTCTATGTCATTCTGGAATATCTCCGGTGTGTCTGGTGTTTCCTGTAGTTTCTCCATATGTTCCCCCTTTCTGCTAAACCTGCTCCAGCTAATTAATTATTATATATTTAATAACATAAAAATAACCCGATAACTATTATATAATTATCGGGTGTAAATCTTATATATTTAATTATTAAAATAATATAGCATAAATATATTATAAAGTCAATCTTCTTCTATCGTCTTAAAATTCGTATCCCTTCATTCTTCCCACCTTCCAGCCTTTCGGCTGTCCTTTCTTTTAATGTATCTTACGTATATACCAATAGTGTTACATTGTCAACACCCTTTTTAGTGTTATTTAAAAATATTTTATTTTTTCGTCGTTGGTTGGTACTATCTCTAAAATGTCGTTTGGCTGGCATCTTAATATAATACATAATGTATTTAAAGTTTTTGTATTAATGTCACTCCTGTTTCTTAGATTCTGCATTGTGCTTTCACTTAATATCTTCTCTTTCCTCATTCTGTTAGCGGTGTAGCCACGCTGTGCCAGCTCTTTTAATACATCTATTTTATATGTAATCATTTACAAGCTCCTTTCTGTTTTGTTTTTACTATTATATATAAAATATTGCAGTTTTGCAACACTTAAAAACAAAATTTAAAAACATCTTAAAAGGTGTTGACATACACCTTAAAAGGTGTTATTATTAAGCTACAAAATAAATAAGGCGGTTGCACTTCTACCAAGACACACAACCGCCACCAATCAAAAAAGAAAGGTAAGCCGATTATATCGCAATCGGCGAAATGGTACAAGGTTATGAGATTTGAAGTTAAGGATGACACAATTACAAGTGAAACATTATGGAAAACAGATATTTATAAGATAGTCGAAAAGATTCCATTCGGTTTCTATGTATGGAATATCGGCGAGAATATGGGGAGCGATGAATATATTCCACTTTGTCAATATTTGTCTCCAGGAATTAAAGATGATTACTCTATCAATCCCGACACTTTAAGAGCCATTAAACTGCCAAAAGAAGATGTTGAGTTATTAAGAGAAGCCGCAGGCTGGGGAGTTAATAGCTTAGAGACAGCAAGAAAGGCATTAAAGAGCCGCCGCCATAGTTATACGGCTGAAAAGAAGAGAGAAAACGCACGCAAAACAATAGATATATTTGAAAGAATTACAGAATAAGGAGGATTAAAAATGATTATAGGAACATTAGAAAACGGCAATAAATGCGTTTACGATTTACCAGCGGAAATCAAGACAGCGGCAGAGTTTGAAGCTCTTATATATGGCTATAATGATGGCAGACTAGCAGAAAGCCAGAGAGAAGAACTTTATAATCAACCTAAACTAAAAGGTTTAAATGGTCCGATGTGGAACGGCTGGGGAACTCTTAAGAGTACAGGCGAAACGGTCGCAATTATACGCTATGAAAAACCTAGCAGATATTAGCCGAAACGCTCCAGAGTGGAGCGTCAGCCGCGGACCGGTCGCCGTGGCTCTGATGATGGTAGACCGCACAATGAAAGGATGATTGATTATATGACAATTTATAAAACCACAGATTACTTTAATATTACGAAAGAAGAAGCAAGCAAGATTTGCAATGGATATGATACACGAGAAGAAGCAAAAGTTTTAGATTCTGGACTTGAGCATTTTTTCTTTGAAACCTTAGAATGTCTTACGGAGGAATATAATTCCAAAGAACGCAAGGAATATACTGAGAAAAAAGGCTATGAAGTAATTCTATTTGAATTTGTAGCAGACAATGGCAATCATAATAAATATTGTATGGTATTTAGATAGGAGGGTTAATACTATGACAAACGAAACAGCAGAACAGAAAGAAATAAGAATGTTTAATTTTTATAAAAAGGATTTGGAAAAGCTGGGAAAAGAAAACGGATATATTAGAATGAATGTTATTGAGTACGTTTGCGGCTTTCCAAAAATTAACGCTTTTGAAATGGCTAAGACCTTAAAAGATGACGGATATAATATACTTTTTGATGACTCTAGCATAAGCAGAACAGAGAACGAAAAGAAAAGGCGAAAAGTTGAAAAAATCGCATAATTAGCAAGGTTGGCGCTTCCGGGGTTTGATTCCCCGGCTTGCTAAAATAAAAGAGAGGAAGTACAATATACTTCCTCTCTTACCATTCAAAATAGCACTTGTCCTAAAAATATACAACAACAAATGTCTTTGTTATAATAGCATATAAAATATAAAAAGTAAAGGAGATTTAAAAAGATGGCAGGATATTATAAAAATCAAATGAGTAACAACGCCGTTTGGGCGTATTCGCAAGGTGAAAAACCTATGTATAAGTGGACTAAAACCACTATTTTAGAAGAGATAGATAACATTTTTTGGCGCGCTGATAAAAAAAACAGAAATAGATTTTAAAAAAATGACATTAAAAGAATTGAAAGAGAATTTTCTGGTGTGGTCTTCCTGGCATCATACAGGAAAAATTTACAATGAAACAGATTTTTATTGTATAGAAGAAAATGCAGTATTAAACTTTACGGTTAAAGAATTCGATGAAATTATATCTAACAGAAAAAAGAGAACGTATACAAGAAGAACTGCGGCAGAGTTAGAACAGATTAAAGCAGAAAAAGAAAAAGATATATTGCTTACCGAGAGAAGCAAAGAAATTTATAGAAAATTATATATAATTTATATATATAAATCAGATTTAAAAACCTTTAAGGGTTTAATAAACAGGTTTTTGAATGATAAAATAAATATAGAAAAAGATTTTGCCGAAAGTGTAGAAATCGCAAGGCAAAAAGAAGAGCACAGAATAAAATGCTGGCAAGGAGATGTAAACGACTGGCACAACAGAGAAGGAATTGTTGATTTGTATTATAAAGACATAAGTACCTATGTCTTAAAAATGCGAGGAGTGAAAAATTATCAAATTGATAAAAAGCTTTTAAAACAAATAAAAAACAAAATAGTGAATTAGCTTTTTAAGGGCGTACAATCTGCGCCCTTTTTGGCTTGCTCTGGTTTGGCTGGTTCGATTCCAGCCGCAAGCACTAAGCGTATATATTTATATGCTTTTCTTTGCGTACCTTGAAAAATTAATACAATAATGCTATGCTTATGTATAAGACTTTTTATGCCTTTTTAGGTGTACAAGTGTACCCGGTTGTGGTGGCGTGCGTTCTGGTATATCTTCCAGAACTGGCGACAGCTTCCACAACTTGCAAGGGCATATTATACCCATTTTATACAACGCTGTTAAAGACGTTTTAAGGCTGTTTTGTTCTGTAGACTTATAAGTCTACATTGACACAATAAAACCGCCGTACAGGGCAAGCCACAAAGCCACAAAGTCAAAACAAGCACGAACCGCAGCCGACAAAGTTTATATATGGTGCTTTACCACGCTAAAGTTTTCCATCAATTTTTCAAGGCAAATCCGAACGAAATCGGGAGCAAAAATTAAAATTCTGTGTAACCGATTTTTGGATTTCAAAATTGCATATGACGGGGGTTTCAAAAATTTCACATTATATTTTATGAGAAAATTTTTCCAATTTTTAGAGTAAGATTTAAACAAAATCTGAACCAAATTTCGAAAATTGTCAAAATCGAAATTGCGAATATAAAAGAGAACCCCACGGAGGTAGCAAAAAAGTTGCATTATATTCCGTGGGGTTTAAATTAATCTATAAAAATAATCGGTTTATCATCATCAAAAAGATTACTAACAACTTCCTGTCCTTTATCCACTAAGTAACAAGGAACTTTCTGGAATCGTCTAAGACCTTTGATGATTTCATATTTGTTGTTAATTCTATATATAGTTCCTGCGAAATTGCCTTTATTAACAGGAATATAAGATTGCATATCTAATAGAGCTGATATAGGCTTGTCAAGCTCCTTAAGTTCCACAATATCTACTGCTTCAATCTTGCATAAATCACCATACTCACCTAATGATGGATATACCGGTGGGTTTAGTAACGCATGGCATATATCATCTATGTCACTATCATCAGCTTTGATGTATATAGTTGTGTATAAATCAACTAACATCAAATGATATTTAACTGTATTAACCCATCCGGTGTGGCTTCCGTCTGTATAATCTGTTATAATATCCCAACGCTTAAGCATTTCATCGCTAACTTTGTTAAAACGCTTACCACCGTGCCATTCTTTCTGTGTTTTGGTATTGTAAACGCCCTTGCCAGTAATGAAATAATCTAATTTATGATACTTTTTCCATTGACACATTGAATGGATAAATCCATTAACTGTGCTGAACGGCGGCAAAGGATAACAATCCGCACCTCTTGGCGCTGATGGATTGTTAAATCTAGCCATTTCTTGATACATTTTTAACCTTATAACTCTCATAACAAAACCTCCAAAATAAAATAAGTTGCACCTATACAAAAATGTATCAATGCAACTTTCCACTATGGTTCTATTAAGGTAAAATGATATAATAGTTATCTATTGTTTACATCTATTAAATAATAGCATTTTTAGATATTATTGTCAATACAGCAACTTTCTGTATAAATTAATGCTTTACTTGAATACCGACATTGACCAAGCTCATATATCAACAATTCCTTAGTCATAGTCGGATTAGTCTTTTGAATTATCTTTAACAACTCATCTATACTCATCATCCCACTCTCCTAACTGCTCCTAAAACCATATCAACAATGTCAAATACTTCATCGCCATAAGTTGCCACAAAATCGCACAATACCTCTTCCTGTTCGATAGGCAAATACACGCCATAGGACATACAGATTGCGTGGCATACTTCGTGTATCAGCACTTTGCGTTGCATAAATCCACGCAAGGCATTTGATAGATAAATTGTATGTGTATTTCTATCAGTTACACCTAAGCTGATTGTGCCGTCTGACCGCTTTAATTCACCCGAATTTGAATTTTTATATTGCACTTGCCACATTGTGCCATTAATACTAAAAACCATCTATATGCTCCTTTCTGAATAAAACAGGCTATGAATATTGCTACTCATAGCCCTTAAAATCATATCTTAGATACAAGAGTACTTAACTTTGTTCTAAGCAAGTTCTTCTCTTCTGCCGACATATCAGCCACCATACCTGTAATATCGCTTGCAAGTTCCTTAGTGTAGCTGTCAAGTGACTTCATCTTATGTTCTTTATCTTCTGGCGTGTTATTCTTGTGCATTTCCTTAGTTTCTGTGTAGTTTCTCTTTGCCCTGTCGTAATTACTTTCAGACATTGGCTCTGTATAGTACATCTTGCCATAATCTCTATCCATATCCCTCATATGCTCTGCTTCTGGGTACATATGGTAATATGGCGGTTCTTCATATCCTCTGCGGTATGTTCCTTTGCCTTTTGGGGCGAATCTGCCATTTGCATAGCGGTAGTGGTCATAATATCTTCTGTCCGGATAATCTTCGTACTGTTCAAGCATACGCATAATGTCTTCGTTATCTTCTGACTTTTCCATAGCTTCAACAATTCTGTAATCTTTGTCAAAGCAAGCTATGTTCTTAGCTATTTCTGTAAAATCCTTTAAATCGTCAAGGTTCTGCCCCTCAAAGCTATCTAATCCGATTGCTTCAACCTTAGCCTTGACACATTCCATAATCTGTTTAGCCCATTTATGCATAATATCAAGCCTCCCTTACTGCAACCAAATTACTGTTCTGTACTTCAATAGCCTGTGTAGATGTATTCTGCACCGCTACGGTACTGCAACAACCGCAAGGCACATCAACGTATGCCTGTGCTGATACATTAAAGAAATTCTCAACTGCTGCCGGTGTTACAATCATTCGTGTTGACTGTAAAGGTTCTCCGTCTACTGCAATAGCAAGTGATATAGCTCCAACCGTGCCGCCTGTCGGAATCTGAATGTTGCCGGAATACGATACTAAAAATCTAGCCTTACACTGATTGGTGATACCTCTTAACTTGATAATTCCGCTTCCCTGTCTGTGTACGATACATTTTGTTCCGTTTACTGCTGTTTCTGTAAATGCCACATCTTCTCCAGCGGCAACGGTTTGTAATGCAATTCCTGTTACTTCCATTATTTTTACCTCTCTTCCATAAAAATAAGGGCAAACATTATAGTCTGCCCTTTGGTTATAAGTAATACTGCTTAGCAGACATAATCGAGTTAAACTCAATTAAGATACTCAATTATTCAGTTTTAGCAGTTACAGCCGGTGTTGCAGCCACAGCCATATGCATAAGCATTAGGATTAGGCACAACATAAGCTGGAATAGCCGTAGGATTTACAGCATTTATAATCTGATTTGTCTGTGCTGACATTGCAGTAGTCAGAAGTGCATTCTGTCTATCCTGCGATGCGGCTCTGCGTAAATCGTTGTTCTCTGCTGTAAGTGTTGCTATCTTATCATTTGTTAAGAAATCAAGGATAGCTCTCGTTCCTGCCTGCTGGCTGTCGATAATATCTCTTGTGTTGTTGCACATTGTGTTCTGTAATGCGTTTGTCTGTGTAGCCATATTGTAGTTTACACCCTGAATGGCTTCTCTTGTTTCACAGCAGCAGTTAGCAAGCTGTGACTGTAATGCGTTTGTATTCTGCATATTAGCAACTGTATCAGCGTTAATAGCCTGCTGGATGCCATAGCCTGTCTGCATAATGTTTGTGTTAATACCATTAAAGCCTGTGAGCATACTGTTGTTCATAGCATAGAAGCCGTCACAAAGTCCGTTAGAAATGCCATCTAACTTGCTGATAACTGCCTGATTGTCAAAACCTCTTTGTATAGCTGAATCAGTGTAGCCTGCGCCGTTGCCATTTCCACCGAAACCGCCCCAGCCGTTATTGCCCCAGCCAAAGATTAAGAGAATTACAATCCACCATGCACCATCGCCCCACATACCATCGTTATTACGATTATTGCCTGTTACTGCGGCAATATCTGCGAGACTAACTCCGTTTGAATTAAACATCTTGTTTACCTCCATTTATTTTATTAACAAATGGGATAACCGGTCATTATGTGCGCACAACCCAAAATGTCCTAATTCATCATACCCTTAATATCATTAAGGTTTATTCCTTGTGTATTCATAAAATTACTTAAAATTTGCTCTGCGCCTTGCGTGTTTCCACTGTTTATCTGATTAAGCAAGTTTTTTGCCATAGGATTTCCACGCTGTGCCGACTGTTGTAAACAATTCATTGCCATTTGCTGTGGATTCCGAATTGACTTAAGTTGATTTATAGTTTGAATTAACTGCTGATTCATTCTTCATCACCGCCCTTACTTTGAGTTCTTGATGTTTTTCTCTGTGTTCCTAAAGATTTATCAAATCTATTTTCCAACTGCCCTATTTTCTCCGATAATTCCTCAAACTTATTCAGAAATAGCTGTGTGCTTTCGTCTGATAGGGTAAATTTAGCGTTTTCTGTATTAGCCATAGAATTTACTGTCTGATTATCTTTAGGGGCTGTATAAGGCTTATACACAACCGTCTTAATTGTTCCGTCAGCATTCCAACCCTTAACATATATTTCCGACATATCCTGTTTTGGAAAAAATGCCATTGAGCCATCCATAGGCACTTCATTTGCATTAATATTTTCAACTGTCTGTACTATTCTTCCGTTAATGCCTACTATCTGCTGTGGCATAGGTTGTTGGACTTGTGGTTGTATCTGCTCCTGCGGCTGAAATCTCTGGATATTTGCCATAGGATTATATTGATATGCTCCATATTGAGGTACATAATTACTCATAATCGGTTGCTGATAAGGATTGTTCATTGTCTGCCTCCTCTAAAACTTCCTCGATTGCGTGGATAACAAGAGATAATGTCACTAAGTCAAGTTTTTGTAATTCTTCTTTGCTTAAGATTTTTTCTCTAACTTCATCAGAAAACATTCGCATTACCTCTCTTTCTAGTTACATTTTTGCATAAAAAAAATCACTTATAGCGACACATAATAGACATATGTGCGACATATAAGCGACAATGCTGAAATTATATAATTGTAAAACGTGATAAATGCGGCATTAGCACTTCCTATATGCTATAGGAACTGCATTAAGTTTATGCTAAAAATTCTTAAGCTGTATTTCAATATTTCCATTGACAATTACTATCTTGTCAATTATAGTCTTTAGTATCAAGTTCTTTTGTTTCTTGTCGACCTTATCCCAAATGTCGGCAAGTTTTTTTATGTTCTCATAAACAAATTCCTTTTTCTGCGTATTGATTGCGTTTTTGCTTTCAGCAGTAATGTTTAATTTCATTTCTTTAATCTGTGCTTCCAGTTCTTTAATCATTTCTAAGACAGTATCATTTCCGTCAGCATACAGATTGTATAATCTTTTTAGCTTAATCTGTTCCTTTTCAAGCTGCGATTGCATAATTTCAAGTTTTGTCGCCTTTTCTTTTGGTTTGTATGATGATAAATCAAGCGATATTTTAAGAATTTCTTCTTCTACTTGTTTCTCTATCTCGTCCGCCCATTCAAGCGAATTATTACAGCTTGCATTATAATTAGGCAGGTATGAAAGTGATTTATTTCTTGAACAGCAATAAATCTTATGCTTTTCACTACCCCATTTTTGATAACGCATTTTGCAGCCACAAATGCCACAATAACATAATCCGGTCAGTAAATTAGGTTCGGTTATACAGTAAGTTTTTGCTGAACACCTTGACTTTCTTAGTTCTAATCCAAGATTAAACCTATCTTTATCAAAAATAGGTTCGTGTTTTCCTTGATATATTTTGCCTTTGTAAGGTATCATTCCGATATTTACAACGCCGGTCAAAATGTTTCTAGTAACAAGTTCAGACTTAAAGCCACAAATTTCTTTAATTTTCGCATCTGAATAGCCAGATATGAACAATTCAAGGCCTTTTCTTGCCTGTTCTGCACGTTCCGGGATAGGTATTAATATGCCTTGCTCCTTGCTGTAGGAATAACAGTAAGGCAAATTGCCACCACCCATCCAGTAACCCTGCTTAATTCTTTCAAGCATACCGCCACGCATACGCAACATCATAGTATTTTTATCAAGCTGCGCAAAAACAGCCATCATCTGTGTGTATGCCTGCTCCATCGGACTGTCATAATTCACACTATCGTGTACACATTTAAACACAACATTATATTTTTGAAATACTTTTTCAATAAGATATATCCCATCAATCATATTTCTTGATAATCTGTCAAGCTTAAAAGCAACAACACAACTTACTCTTTTACGGCTGCAATCATTCACAAGTCTTTGAAGTTCCGGTCTATCCATATTTGTACCTGTGTAACCATCGTCAATATACCAATCTGTTATTACAAGCTCATTTTTCCTACAATAATTTTCAATGTCTCTTTTTTGGCTATCAAGTCCATTGCCCTCAACAGCCTGTTTTTCAGTAGATACTCTCATATAAGCAACACATTCCATATATTTTATCTCCTTATAATATAAATAAATGTGCCGCATTTATCACGTTCTACGGCACATTGTAACACATATTTACTTGTTGTCAATTATCTCTGCAATTATCTTTAGTAAGCTGTCTGAAAGAGTTATGTTTTCTGTTTTTACGTCTTCGCCATTTTGAGTAACCCTAATCATTTATAACCTCCAACTTACTTATTTTCTTTTTAATTTTGTTTATCTTGCGATTGACTGTTCTATCACACACGGACAGCCGCATAGCAATTTCTGTAATGCTTCTGCCTTGTGATAGTAACTTGAATATTCTCAATTCTTCTTCTGTAAAATTGGCATTTTTAATTATCTCATCAAGTTCCGGCTTAGTCAGTTCTGAAAACTTCATAAGCCAATCTCCTTATTTAAACTTAATATGTTCTATTCCTGTTTCTTCGTATAACTGATTAACAAGCTCTTCCGCTGTGAATAATCCGTCATTATAGTTATCTATAAGTACTTTAAGTTCTCTCTGTACTTTTGTTAATCTCTGCTGTCCGAAACCGAACTTATCATGTAGTACCCACATAATTAATATCAATGCTGATTCAAAATTTTTCTTCTGGTGTTCATTGCTAATTCTGTTCATCTGAACACGCAACATTTGTTCCTTAAACTTTTTCTGTTCTGCCTTGCTCATATTTTCACTTCTTTCTTAGAAACTGATTGTCATATCGCCAGTAGTGCTTGCTATTATCATTCTTAAGGCTTTTACCCCTTTCGTAGTCTGTCTGCCAGCATTTCTGACATAATTGTCCTTGTGGTCTGTCAATAGGTTCTCCACAACGATAGCACAAGTGATTTTCTTTGCGATATTCTTTTATATTTTGCCTATTTTCAGTTCTTTTCCTGTGAATAGCATTATCCTTACTTTGACACATAAAACACTTCGCTTTGCCTTTAACAGCTTTAGTCTTACCACATCTAACACATATGCCAGCTTTTCTACGTTCAGCATATAAGTTTTTTGAATAGTGTTTAAACGCTTCGTTATTTTCTCTTCTCTTATCATCACTTAATGGGTGATTAGCTCTATATTCAGCTTTGTTAGCTAAACATTCCGGGCATATCTTTTCATCACCCACAAGTTTATTTTTGCGACATTCCGGGCAGATTTTAAACTGCCTGCAAAGTTCTCTAGTTTCTCTGCTGTAAGCCGTTTGCTTCTCCCTACATTCTTCGCAATAAAAGCCTTTTCTATCAAGCGGCTTGCCGCATTTAGGGCACAATCCATTCTCTCGGCGGTAATTATATAATTTCTTCTGCGGGCTAATTGGCGTTGTCTCCATTGAAAATCAACCTCTCATTCTGTCAATTCTATCTTGTACTTCTTTAGGTGCTTCAATATATTCTTCTGCGTTTGTATTTTGACCGATAAGGGCATTTTCTTTAATTTGTAATGTATTTATATCTCTTTGGAATTTTTGCTCGATTTGAGCCTTATACGAATTTGCATTCGTCTTTTCGATAAGTGACTTAATGTTGTCTGGCATACGATTTATTTCATTCGCACGCTTAACAACTGTTTCGTAGGTTCTTAGAAAATTCGATTGTATTACTGTTTCTATCGTCTGATAATCTGATGTCGCCCAGTTTTTAAGGTTGTCTGGTATACCAACTGCTTGTCTGACTAATGGCGGTAGCTTGTTAAATTCTTCAACCGCCCCATATGTGCCATTCCTTAATGCTTTACTGACTAATCCCCAAGCTGCCATTCCGTCAAGTTCCTGTGGCTGTGATATAGTTTGTATCTTACTCGTTATCTGCCCTACATCTGGTGCAAAACCGCTAGTGTTAGTTGCAATACAAGCTCTTAATGCTTGCAAAACTAAATCTTCTGGATATTCAGCAAGCATTACATACCAAGCGTTAATAGCAATTTTTTTATCTGGCGGATTGTAGTTGGGATAATAAGCCTGTATTGTCATTAAAAGTTTGCCAACCTGTTCTTTTGTCATTCTATCGCCTCTTTCCATTCATCAAATACATTTTTCTTGCCTTGCTTATTAGAATTATCTTCTTTCAGCTCAAACAGTCCTTGCCAGCAATGGTCTACTGACTGATTAAGAATTTTAACAGCCAAGTCATTATCTCCACCTGACAGCTTTTCAAGAGTGTTCATAGCCCTATGTAATGCCTTGTCGGTACATATAGGTTTTTTAATTCTCTTACGCATTGTCACATACTCATTAAATGCTTCATCAAGTAATTCATCATCTGGATAATAACTTTTCTTTTTGGATATTACGTTAGTAATATCTTTTTCCATATTCTTATCTTCTTTAATTTCTTCTGTTCTTTCATTCTTACTTTCTTTTAATATAGAGTTTGTTAATAGAATGTTATCTGTTTGTTGATTGTTTGTTAAGTTGCTTGTTATTTGTTTGTTATCTTGCTTGTTATCCGTCTGATACAAATTGTAGTTAACCACAGTAAATATCGTGAATTTGTTTGTTGCTTTGCTTGTTATCTCGCCTGTTAATTGTAAGTGTTTTAGTGAGGTACGAATTTCCATTACAGACAAATTAGTTTCTTTTGATAATTCAGATATTGAAGATGGGAAAGACCCTCTTTCAATCATCTTGCCTTTATAATTTCCGTCTTTCCAATAGGCGCTTATCAACATATACATAAAAAGCCTGAATGTATTAATATCACTCCACCATTCCCACTTTAAAATCTTTCTGTCAATTTTAATAAAATTGCCTGCCATAATTACCTCTTCAAGTTCTGTCACATTGTTACTTTACTAAATCGTTGATATTAACTCTGAATCCGTCAAATTCCTTGCCTTTACTTCTAACATAGGCAGATGTATCAAAGAACATCAAGTTGCCCTCTCTGTCGGTTGCCATACTTACACCATTTCTTGTAAGACTGCCTTTGAGTAGGTCAAGCAAAATCTGTATTTCCTGCTTTGTTTCGTCTTTCATACTGTATCTCCTATAAAATCGCTTATATTCATTTGACTGTCCTTTTCAAATACAAGCATTTCATTCTTTGCACGCTCGTAAAAGTTTCTGTCAATCTCGAATCCGTATGCACTTCTGTCAAGTTCTGCGGCGGCTCTTAGCGTGCTACCGCTACCGCAACAAGGGTCAATAACAACATCTCCCTCGTCTGTAAAAATCTCAATCAGCTTTTTAAGGACTGCTACAGGCTTTTGTGCCGGATGAATTTTCGGTACATCTTTTCCGTCTTTCTCCCACATCATATATGAACCATTGTTATAGTAAGTTCTGCCCCATTCCGCTTCATTACCGCCGTCAAACCAATTAAATACCATATGTCCTGTACCTCTGATATTCTTTCCGTTTTCATCAATCTGCAAGCCATTTCTGAATTTCGGTAACTTATTTCGGTACAGTACAAGTGCATATTCCGTAGCACCTACGATACGCATATTAGCTTTAAGCACCTGTGGACTGTAATTTTTACAGAATACAAGCGGTATGTAATTAACAAATCCGTGTTTCTTTGCGGCGGCAATCAATGTTGACAACTGTTCAAATGAACAAAATACAATCATACAAGGACTATTACTACTTCTGCCCCTTGCGATAGGCTTTGTGTCCTCTTTTTTCAACATCTTTGAACAAAAATGGAAGTATTCATACAGATTGAAATTAAAATCCGAATTAAAAGCCGCCTTTTTTGCAAGTTTGCTCTCTCCATTCTTGTTATCGCCACCGTTGTACCACATAGGGTTACTGCCATAGAAGTCGTTTCCGACATTATAAGGAACATCAGCTATAATCAACTGTGCTGGCGGTATTGCATATTTCTTGTAATTCTGCATTGAATCACGATATATCTCGCATTTAATTTTCTTTTTATACATTCTAAATCTACCAAAAGGAAACCTCTGTTTTATGTCGCGACAACCTATTCCTTTCTTTGATTTTTAGTCTATAGTCCTATACTTATCTTCGTGAAATTCCCTATCTTCTTCATTGGAATAGGCTCTTTTACAATTCGTACAAAATTCTAAATGCACCTCTATATCTGTGCTGTTTTCGTATCTACAGCCATTGCAATCATTCATTCCGAATCACCCACTTTCTCAAAAGGAACTCCTCTTAAATGCTCATCAAGGTCTAATTCCGTTCCATCAATATTTCCATTCAGCTTGTTTTGGCAATGACACAATAGTATTTCAAGGTTGCAAATTCTGCCGGCTCTGTATTCATCACGAATAAAATCCAAAACCCTATCTACACTTTCCACCCTGTATTCAATCGTATATTCCCTACAACTTTCAAAATAACTATTGGCAAGCTTTCTGTATTTTTCTCCCTCTGCGTATTTTTCTTTTGCCTTGTTTAAAAGTTCTTCCGCTTTTGTCATTCACTTTCACCCACTTTCAATAAATCCATAAACTTCTCATACTGTTTCTGCGATACCTTGTTATGCTCTTTTTCGGGCTTTAAGCGGATTATAAGGTGCTTTTCAGCGATAGAGGATAATTCTCTTGCTAACACCTTTTTGCCTTGCTGTATGCCTTGCATATAGCCTTTAGGGGCTTTTCTCTCACCTATTGAACCACTAGCACGATTCTCCCCTTGACCGCCTAAACTGACATTTCTAAGCTGATAACCTTTATCAGCATATAGCTTGATGTAATACTTCTCCTTTCCGTCAAGCTGACTTTCGGGGAAATTCAGAAATTCAACTCGCCAACCATAAGGATTTCTCTCTTTGTTGTACAGTTTGTGTTTACGCAAACTAAGGTCTATATGCTGTTCATAGCCTACAAGGTGGCTTGCCAATCTGCTAAGTGTATGTACCGCCTGTCCGATATAAGCATACTTAAATCCGTTTTCATCTTCTCGGAGTAGGAAGTAAATCCCACTCCTGTCATTCAGCTTTGGATTCAGCTTCAATAGTCGCTTTTTATTTTCCTGTTCAATCGCCTTGGCTCTTGCTATGTTCTGATAATTCAAGAATTATCACCTGCCTTCGCTTCAAAAGGATTTACAAAATTATCAATAGGTTTAGCCCCCATACTAAAAGCCGTTGGTTGTTCATTAATGATAGTTTCAAGTATTTCAGATAAAGCCTTATCGATATAATTTCTTTTGTGAATATCCTCAATTAGTTTATCTGCGTCAATTAATCTCATTCTTCATCACTCCAATCTAGCCTACAACCGCACTTACTACAGTAATTTGGCGCATTGTTGTTATTCATTATTCCTATATCGTGACTAACTTTAATTGCGTTTCCACATTCACAATGGAATAAAGAAAGAGTATCACTAAGGTTATGGTTAAATATAGGTCTCTTTGGTATCTGCTTTTCAAGTGCCTGTATAGCAACATCAACAGCATCGCGCAATACCTGAGAATGTATTTCGCCGCCTATTTTTAAATCAAACTGCATTGCTTCTACTGCTTCATTCTCTGTCATACTCACACCTCTTTAATTAAATGGTAATCCCTCATCAGCTACATTGTCTGGAATTGACATAAAGCTGTCTGAACTAGCATTGCCGCCCATAATTCCATTGTTATTATTATTCTGCTGATTAGCACGACTTTCGCAAAATTCGTGTCTTTCAACAACACAATCATTAGTGTAGACTTTCTGTCCGTCCTTGTTAGTGTAGTTGCCTGTCTGCCATCTGCCCTCAACGATAATCTTAGTTCCCTGATGTAAATACTTCTCTGCAAACTCTCCATTCTTGCCAAACGCAATGCAGTTAATAAAGTCTGCTGCCTGTTCGCCCTCTTTCTTAAAAGCTCTGTCAACGGCTAATGTGTATCTTGCTACTGCCATACTTCCGTTTACTGTCTGTGAATATCTAATCTCTGGCTCTCTAACGACTCTTCCACATAAAATTACACGATTCATTACTTTTCCTCACTTTCTGCTAACTCGAATCTGTATTTCTGTTCTGCATTAGGATATTTTTCCTTATCAACCTCGCTCATAAACATTTCAAGAGGTCTGTTCCAGATATGTCCCTCATATTCATATACAACTGATATTTCTTCTGTTTCTGTGTGTCTTGAAATACCGATAATAGTAACAATCTTGCCTAACTTGAAATGCTTATATTTCTCGCCTTTCTGCGGAATAGGTCTGTCAAATTCTGTACTGATGTTATCTGCCTTAAAATGCCTTGTGAGTAACGCAAGGTCACAGTTTGGCGTATCTTCGCCATCAAGATTAAATTCTTCCGACTGTTCGATATGTAACTGTTGCCAGTTTTCGGCATATCCTACATCACTTATATCATCATATATATCTTCGAGTGAAATATTTTCACGATTGGAAACTAAATAGCCGCTAAACCTAAATATCTTTGCCATATTCTCTCCTATTCTGCTTCTGATTTAAGCCAATCCATACAACTAGCTTCTCCCTCGTATTCTTCACCGAATGTGTTCTTAAATCCGACAAGAAACTCTGCTAATTCTTCATCCGACATATTCCTTATTCTGTCGGCATTGGTTGTTGTGAATTTAGATGAAGTAATCTCCATCGTTACATCTGTAATAAGCCCATCTCCATAACCATCTAACTTTACAGATTCAATACTGCCGGCAAAATTGCCATTTAAAGATAAATTCAATATTCTCGGTTTTCCTGTAGCCCCATATCTATTTTCCTTTGTATCAAGAATTTTTATCAAATCACTAACTGTTACTACTTTCATTTTTCTCAATTCTCTCCTTTCTATTGTTTTCCACAATCTCAAAATATATATCAATGTCACTTAATACCGACTTTAAATCGTAAGAACTATATCCGATAGAATAATCCTTTTTACCAACCAGCCTGTACTTCAATTCATAATAAGGCTTATCGTCTAGCATTCGTGCGATTATTTCCAAGCTATCGACCTTAGCTTTATTCATATTTGCTGTTATGCTATCACATCTGCAAAAAGGCTCATTATCTCTTGAATTGCTGTTGTGCTGGCAGTTACAAGAAATCTTTTCTTCGCTATCATCAAATGCCTTTAAAAACATTTCAGCAATTTCTTTCTCATATCTACCACGCATACCTTTATAATCATCAATATCCGCGATAACCCTTGAAAAGAAATCTTTGAATTTGTCAACAATATAATCTCCTGTGAAATCTTTAGGTATGTCAATTACTACTTTCATTTTCTCCACCTCTCAATTCTTTCAGTTTTGCTTCTACTTCAGATTTTGTGAGGAATACTGAAATTCCTAAGTATCCGCAATGGCTTGTGAGAGAGTTATCATCATATCGAACAACCAACAAAGGTTTTCTATCCATATGATATGTTTCTTCTAATACAAAGCCTTTTCGTACTTTAAAATCCACAATGCAGTACGCTTCAAGCGGTATCTTGATTAGTTTGCCCTGTTCCTCTAAGTCCTCGTATTCTTTTAGTTTTCGATATACTGCATCTATTTCTTCACAGTCTGGCTCGCAAGCACTTTCCCATAGTTCATCATCTATCCATAATGGATTTCTTTCTGTTAATCTTTCCATTACTGCTCCTTTCTAAAACGGACACTCACTAGGATTTTTCAAATCCCAACTTTTCCCTGCTGCCGCAACATCTACATTTGCGTTTCCGGCAACTTTTTTCATCTTCTCGATAAAACTATCTCTATCAGAATTTTCACTTGATAGATGGCACATTATGACATTCTGCAAGCTATCTGAATAATTTGCCTTAACAAAATCACAAGCCGTGTCAATGCTTAAGTGACCTCTAAAAACGTGATTAGCTTTGCCTGTGTTATCCCTGTCGATTAAATCCTTGTCGTAATTCACACCTAAGAGAATGTGGTTTATGTCTTTAAACTTCCACTTAACAACCTCACAATCGGTTATGTAAAGCATTCTTCCCATTTCCTTGTGAGTAATCAGAAAGCCATATATCGGGCAAGGTTCGCCATTTGCGTCTGTATGTGTCCAGCTTCCGTCTATTGCTGTTAGGTCAAATGCCTGTACTCTAAAATCTCCATTACCAATTTTCATAGGTTTTTTGCTTATGTATGGTACAAATACAGGAATACCCATAGTTTCAAAATCTTTTAATGACTTGCTGTGGTCAAGGTGTTTATGGGTGCATAACACACCCACAACATCTTTAATGTTCCAATTCAAGCCTTTTTTAATCTCCTTAATTGGTATTCCACAATCAAGGATAAGTGTTTCTCCACTGTTGGAAGTTAATAAATAACAATTTCCGGCTGACGATGAGCCTAAGCATTTTAATTTCATACTCACACCTCGATTTCATCATCCTGTGGAAACTGAAAGTACTCTGTTGTAGCTTTCCGGAATTGTTCCTCACTCAAAATACGCTGTACTTCTTCAAAACGCTTTGAACTGGCTGTGCAATGATAAAACACATTATTTTCATACACTTTTCTAAGCATTTCCATAGCCTTAAGTGCCTTTTCTTTACTCGAGTATCTACCAATTATCGAAATCTCGCTATCTCCAGTAGGCTGTATTGCTATGACATTTTCAATTCTTGGGTAAATGAAAATCGTGCTTATTTCATACGGAAAATCCATTGTTCCGTCCTGTGAAATTACTCTCATATCAGTTCTCCTCGCTCTGCATAAATGGTGGTAATGTGCTATCTTCTGCCTGTTTTTCGGTTACTTCTGTGGCTGTGGTGTCAACTACATCTGCCTTATCTTCTATAAACTCAACAGTATTAGCATTTTCGGCAATTTCAGCCTGTGCAACTTGATATACCTCGTCCATTTCAACCTGTGCCTGTCGTGCCATTGGGTCATAGTTCTTAGGGTATTTTCTTGTTGCATTGTTACACATTTTTCTCTGTATCATGCTCTCCGGAGTATCAAGCCAAGCACCGCTTATAAAGGGTCTTGCAAGCTCACATTCGAGCATTTCATCTACTGTCTTGCACGCTCTTAAGGCATTAAGTATCTCGTCTTTCTTAGCCTTAATTTCTGCTTTCTGCTTTGGTGTTGCGTGGTATCTATCCTCACAAATACCAAAAGTCTCATTCATTATGTTTTGCTTAACATGTGCTAACAGATTTACCTTAACACTGTCTCTATCAGCAGAAAGATATGTTACTGTGCCGTCTAATAGCTTAACAGGATATACAACTCTTACCGCTTTATCAGATAATCCGTTTTCTTCCCACTCCGGCTCTGTAACTGTAAGTCCTTTATGTTTAGGCGGTATGTACTTGTCACCCTCTTTAATTACCCAATACGGATATACCTGTTTAACATCTTTTCCGTAGTTGGCGAGCAAAGAGTCATAACCTGTACCCTCGATTCCCATTTCAACCTGTTTCTGCCATATATCCTTGCCTGTCTGTGGGTCAGTTCCCACCTTTACATTTCTTAACTGAAAATAGCACTCTCTTGGATATGCACTAGCATTTAACTTAAGACTTGCACAACGCTTAACAATGCCCCTTAAATTACTTGTATCAAGGTTTCTCATATCAATCTTAGGGTCATTCTTAACAAGATTAAATATGCTTGTCATAGCTTCCATAGCACACTCTTTTGCATAATCGTCCATATCCATTCCAACAGCCTTATAATCGTTGATGATAAGCCCTGTCATTGTATTGCTCCACTCACTCAAGGAAGTGGTAAATGCTTTCTTTTCTGCAACTGCTGTATTCTCTGCCATAATTAATCCTCACTTTCTTCGACTATCTTCAATTCCATTTCTTCTCTTTCAAGTTTTTCTTTTGCCTGTGCAACCCTTGATTCTGCCTGCTTCTTAAATTTCTCCTTGGCATACTCAAAGTTAGGTTCTGTAAGGAATAGACAATCAAAATGCAATATCTGCCCTTCTTCATCTTTTCTTACTATACTTAAGTAGTTTGGAAAAATTCTATCAGCAGACTTGTATGTCTTAGGTTTCTCTTCCGCTTCACAAACCTGTACTGTAATTCCTACTTTTCCATATCTTTCATCTGTATTTATTTTATAAAAATAGAGCTTCATATTATCCCCTCCACAATCTCTAATTTCTCACTATCATTCACAATCAGCATAATCAACTGGCTATCTATCATTTCGGCAACTTTCTTCTGGTTATCCGCACTAAGGCTTTCAGAATCATCTAAAGCAATAGGTACTGATATACTGCTAATCTTCTGAATAGAATTGCAAATATCAACTCTACCTAAAATCCTGTTGCCCTTGTTAGACATAGTTGTTAAAATGCTCTTTCCGTCAACAGTAGGTATGCAACAGCTCTTGTAACCACCAGACTTTGTATAAGTAAACAACTGCCACTTAACTAACCCAAAATGGCTGTTTACTGCTTCTGTTAAGGCTTCGTTCTTTGCCTTATCCAGTTCATCAAGTAAATCAAGAATCTTCTCGGCATTAGCTTTATTCTGTTCAGAATCAATCCTTGTCTGCTTTAATTCTTCAAGTCGCTGTTCATCTGCTGCCGTATCAGACTTTGCAATCTGGCTTTCACATTCTGCTAACTGCTGCCTTAAAGCTGTTTCCTGTGCTTTTAATTCTGCCTTAACTGCCGAAATATCATTAGCCTTGTGCATAGCCTGTTCCTTTTCAGCTATCTGCTGTTCAAGTGCCTTGTATTCTTCTGTAGCTGATACATCAATTTCCTGTGGAAGTTCTGCTAACTGCTTTTCAAGGTCTGCTAAATCAACTAAATGCTTTTCTAACTTCTGCTTTCTGTCAGCCAATTCCTGTTCAGCTTCAACTAACAATCCTTTGATTTCATCAAGCATTTTCTTAGCTGTGTTGCCCTTATCGGTAATTCTGCTAAGTTCAGTTTCTTTATGTGCCTTAAAATCTGCCTTTAGTTTCTCTTTCTTTTCCTCTGGGTATTCCTGTTTACAATAAGGGCAAATAAGATTATTCTCGTCAAATACACGCTCTTTTTCAGCTTTCCATTCGGTTCTGCTATCATCAAGCGTTTTCTGATATTCAGCTATCTTGTCCTTATCAAAACTAACAACATCTTCTGCGTTGCTGATTGACTTCTTGCTATCCTCAATCACATAATTAAGGTTACTAATCTGTGATTCAAGTTTTCTCCTAGCCTTGATATTTTCTTCATTAGCTTTGCGTGACATATCACTAAGTTCAAACTTAAGATTAAGAATATCCGAACTAGCCTTGTCATATTCAGCCATCAGCTTGTCATTGTCAGTCTGTTTTGCCACACAATCAGCAATCTGTACTTTAAGGCTATTTTTCTGTAATTCAAGGTCAGATACTTCAATAGTCTGCTTAAGCTGTATATCTCTTTCCTTTTCTTTAATCTGTCCGTCAAGAATAGGCAAATCCTTTGTAATCTTGGTCTTTGTAGCCTTATTCATAGCGGATAATTCTTCAACTGTATACTTATTAAGCAAAGGAACTAACTCGGCTAATTCAGCTTTCTGTGAAGCTATATCAAGGTCTGTAACATCTCCTACAAGTCCGAATAAGTATTCACGCATTTCAGCCGGCTTCTGATTAAGAAAAGCATTTACATTACTGCACATCTTAAATACATTCATATCAACATCAAGGTACGCATTGAAGTCCTTTAATGTCTTAGGCACATCATTGATGAAATACTTGTTATCGTCCTTATAACTGCTGCCATCTTTGCTGTAAGTACGCTTCTGCACTTTCTTCATAGTTACTTCTTTTCCGTCAACATCAAGTGTAAGCTCAACACTTGTATCCATATCATCAACTGATACTCCGTCAACCTCTCGTCTGACAACCGGATTATCCTTTAACTCATAATCACAGTTAAACAAGCACCACAGATAAGCTGTGGCAATAGTTGACTTGCCCTTGCCATTCTTAGCCATAATCTTTGTAATGGCATAAAAATCAAACTCTGCGTGTGCATAACACATAAAGTTTTCAAGCACTACCTTTTTTAAAACTGCTCTTTCCATAAACATATCCTTTCCTTATTTATATATTCATAATGAACACATCATCTTCTATTGAGAAGTTATCAACTGTCTTATCCGCAAGATAATGCCGTCTGTCAAGTTCATCAAATGTGCCGTCAAAGATAACGCCTTGAACTGGATGCCATACTTGACAACGCTTTTCATTATCTGCTGCCATACTAGCTAATTCCGAAACAGTAATATCACTATTCATCAGCATTCTCCTCTTCCTCTATAATCTCAACTCTGCCTACTGATACCTCGTAAGCTACTCTGTTTTCAATTTCATCTTCGCTTATCTTCTTCGCATAAGATCTTGACTGAAACCTACCTGTCATTTCTATATGTGTTCCTACTGGCAAGTGACCTACGAACTTAGCTGTTCTGCCCCAAGTTATGCAAGGTATATAGTCAGACTTGCCATATGCTCTGTTAATAGCTATGAGAACATCTGTTATTTCTCTTCCAAGTGGCGTTACCCTGTATATAGGTTCTTTGCAAATAAAACCTCTAAGAACTACATCATTATTAAAAGGTAGTTCTTCCTCGTTTTCATATATCTCTATATTTTCAGTAAAGATAAAAAGCTCTAACTTACTTTTTTCTCCTATGTGCAGGTTATGACTTCTTACCTGTCCTGTAATCATCACGCAATCGCCTACTTTAATTTCTTTCATATCAATAATTCTGTCAGATATAACAACTGGCAGCGTATCAAAAGTTCCGCTAGTTCTTCTAACTGTTATAAAAGTCTTATAAAAGTCCTCTCCGTTTGATTCGTGATTGAAAACTGGCTCTTCTGCAACTAACCCAAAAACTGTAATATTATTATTTCTCTCTTTCATCTTTAGTTCTCCTCTCTCTTTTCTACAAATCCAACAACCTTACCGCCGTCAATAACTGTATACATATCCTTTTTCTCGTACATATCAATGCAATCCTGTACTGTTATTACTTTCTCGTTTACCTGTTTCATATTGTTCAATCCTTTCTTTTCTCTTTGCCCTTGCCATTGTCAGAACGATACAAGCCAGTTCTAAAAACATCCCGAATATCGTTCCTAGCATAAATCCCTGTATCATAGCTTATATCTCTCTTTCATTATTGTAGGCAGTTCGTAGCAGTCGATAAAATCGTGAGTGTCTGCTATGTACTTCTTTTTAAGTTCACTCAAACCACACCCGTATTCGTGCTTTAACTGCCCTAAAACGTCTCTTACAACCATACTTCTTAATGGCTCACAATGTTTATTTCTTCCTAAGAGGTAACTTGTTCTTCTGCCAATGTGTGCCAGGATTTCAAGTTTTTCTACCTCATTAATCTGTTCGCCTTTTTCAGAAATAATAAATATCAATCTGCTAAAACTCCTTTCTAATTAATAAGCTGAAATATCATTTGCGCAATAAATAATATTGCTGATAAAATCCATAAATATTCAGCTATCTTGCTGTCTCTCTTAGCTTTCTTGTATGCTGCAATAGAGACTTCTAAATTGTTTCTTTCCGCAATCAGTTCTTCTACTGATATGCTATATTGTGGTGTTGCTTGTACTTCCTTTTCCATAAACTTCTCCTTATTTTAAAAATTGTGATATAATCCTCTTATCTTTTTATAGGAAAGAGGTGAAACCTTGAAAGACTTCAACGATTTTAAAAAGTTCGTCAATGAAAATGGTGCTAACATTCACTCTTCTATTCATCAAAAAGTTATGAAAAGCGCTAATAGCAATAACTTTGCTGATGAGGGTGAAAAGCACGAATTCATTAGACGTGCGTGGGTTGAAATTGGTGTTATGGAAATGCTGGAACATTACCATAACTGGCTCAATCAAGATTAAAAGCTGATTTGCCAACTTCACCCTGATACTCTTTATCTTCCTTGCTTGTCAGTTTCTTTAAGTTCTCATTCAGTTCCGCAAGCAAGGAATTTCTCTTTTTCTCAACTGCAATTAATTCTTTAATCAGTCTTCCCAACTCTTACTCCTTTCCTTAAAAGCTCATACTTATCTGTGCATTAGCTTCTTTTACCTGTTCAGCAAGTGCCATAGGCAACGCATAATCATCTATAAACTTGTGTACATTATCAATGTACTTTCTTCTTATGCTTTTATATGTTGTTACGCAACCAAACTCACGTTTTAATTGCTTATATATGTCAGAATATACCGAACTGCGAATACTGCCGTTCTTATAAGCTTCGCTATCCTTGCCACCAAGTACAATTACGCCTTTTCTATTAACGTGCTGTTTGACCTCATCAATCTCACAGCCGTAAAGAGGTGTGTTATCCTTAAGTTCTGTCATATCTTCTTTGATAGAGTTAACAGCCTGTTCAAGTTCTGTATAGCCCTGTGCTAAAAGCTGTATCTGACCGCCGGTTGTCTTTGGCATACTATAACCGCCTGTCTTTCTGATTGACGGAAGTACCTCTCCTGTAACCCAATCTGTAAATCTCTCTGCACTTTCTTTGCGGCTCTGAAAGATTGTCTTGTAAAGATTAGCCTCGCTAATAAATATCATTTTCTGCGTCCCACCCTTTGTAAGGGTATCCGCAGTATGGATACCCTTTTCAGATAACCTCTGCTTAACATTTCCTACATTTGATATTTCCAATGCCTTGCATACATCAGCCAGACAAAACATAGGTTCATCATTTATTACTGCTGTTCGGACTTCTCCGAACTCTTCATTATTGAAAATCCGCAAATCGTTCATATCTTCCCTTTCTGAAAGTTAAATATTTTGAACTTCTAAAGCAAAAAAATAATCCTGTATATCATCTTCTGATAAATCTAATAATTTAATTGCTTTTAAAATTTCAATCTGTTTCCAAGGTCGCTTGCCTGTCATTTTAAGCGATAAAGTCCTGTCTGAACAGCCGAATGCCTTGGCAAAGTCTGTCTGACTTCCGTACTTTTCAATTATGCGACCTCTTAACTTGCTGTAATTAAAAGCCATTCCAATTCTTCTCCTTTCTCCGTTTTTTTGTTCAATGTTTTGAACTGATTGTATAATAGCATTATTAAATTAATATGTCAATAAAAAGTTCAATATTTTTTACTTTTTTAGTTTTACATCTTGAACTTTTGTTCAAATAATGGTATATTATCAACAGAAAGGAGGATAACTAAGATGAAAGAGAATACATCAGATAGGCTTAAACAGCTAATGAATGAACGGAAGTTAAAGCAAGTTGATATTTTGAATTTATCATTACCATATTGTAAGAAATATAATATTAAGATGAATAAATCCGATATTAGCCAGTATGTATCAGGCAAAGTTGAACCTAGTCAAGAAAAGCTAGTTGTCTTAGGAATGGCTTTGAACGTGTCAGAAGCGTGGCTAATGGGATTTGATGTTTCGCCAATCCGTAAGGATAATTCAAAAGAAGCTGAAAAAGATGTTGATTTACTTTGGAAGTTTTCTATGTTAGAGCAAAGAGATAAAGAAACAATATTAGATATGATAGATGTTATGTTATCTCGAAAAGAAAAGAAGTAGGGTTTTACCCCCACCTCTTCAAAAAGTTTTCTATGAATGAATACAGGTACTCTAATGTGCCTGTATTTTCTATTTTATTTATAAGTTCTATTAACTTATCTTTGTAATTTTCCTCATTACTGTTATCCATAAACCTGCACTCCCCTCTCTTGCCCTTGCACGTTTGATAGCGATACGATTATTATAGAACACACGTTCTATCGTGTCAAGTGTAGCGGCGATATTGCCAACGCCAATCAAACAATATCGCCTGCCAGAACTTGAAAATGTTTAAGGGTCTTTTCTCGAAGACAAGCTTATTATACATTTATCGTTAGTATATTTCAAATACTTTCGGTCGTGTTATTTCGACTTTATTCGACAACTAACTGGAACTTATCGATTGCATTACCCATAACGCCTGCATATCCGTCCATTCCGTTTGATGTTTCATCATCTATCTGCTCTGGATAGAAGTTGCGGTTGTTAAATACAGATACCATATACTTAGCATACTTCCAAGGCTCGCCCTCTGGTGTATAGTAGATAATTTCTACGGCATCTATCGGTGTTTTCTGGTCACCCGCAAAGCCATTGCTGAAATCATTATAATCAAAACCGGTAACGTAAGGAAGCCAATTGCCATTAAGTGTATGAACTCTGTACTTAACTGAACCTCTGCTAACCTTGATAATAAGTGCTGTGATAGCTTTATTGTCGCCTGCACCAGCCCAATCTTCTCTATCTTCTACTTCACCCCACCATCTATCGGTATAAGCGGCGTATGTAGCATATACGTGTTCATCTGTGCTATCCTCTGCGTTATCTTCTTCGCTGTTATCTTCTGCATTATCTTCATCATTGTGGAAACCATAAAATTCTGATAAGTCACAAGCTCCGTCTACACCGTCAATTCTTGCGCTAGAAGTATACTGCCACCCCGCAAGATAATGGTCGATACTGGGTGTCTTATCTGCGTTAACATCATCATTTAACTGCATTTCATCATAGCCTAAGTAGTAACGTGCTATCCAGAACGGACAATCTAAGTCACTAGGGTTTGTATAAGGCTTGATGTAGCTGCCATAGAATGATAAGCCAGTATATACGCCAAACTGATAACCTGCACTCTCGATAACCTCTTTGTAAGCCTTGATAATGTCGATAAGCCCTGAACCTAAGTTCCGCATACATTCATCTTCAACGTCCATCCAAACTGTCACCTTACGTCCATCAAGCACTTCAAGCACTCTGTTAGCCGCCGCAATAGCTTCTTCTACTGTTGGTGTGTAAACATAGTTGTATACACCGCAAATATGCACACCTGCTAACTGACAGCCTTTCCAGTTGTTTTCAAACTGCTTATCTGGGTCAAAATCACGTCTGATAACTTTAAGGATAGCGTGAGTAAGCCCTGCCGCCTTAACTCTGTTCCAGTCAACTACACCATTCCACGCTGAAAAATCTCCGCACTTAATCATACTAAAATACCTCACTTTCTGTTGTTCCTGTTATATCTACTACATCTGAACTAGCTATGTTATCTTCTGTACTGTATGTTGCCTTGTAAGTGTTTTTAATGCCATCAAGAAAGCTCTTAAGTTCGCTGTCTAGTGCTGTATCATTTGCTAAGTATGCCGCAAAATCATTAAAGCTAGCTGACATACTAACTGTGCCGCTTTCGCTGATTGTAGCTGACAGATAAGCTACCTGTTTAAGTGTTCCGTCTGAATTTTGAACAGATAATGTTCCGTTTTTTTGAATTGATGAGTTGATGTCTAACATTGTGTTTTACCTCCTAATTCGCATTAAAAAAGGACACCCGAAGATGTCCTTAATTGCTTAATTGCTTTTCCAATTTTTTAATTCGCATATTCTGTGATTGTACAGTCGCAACTAAATCCGCTATTAATTCATCATAGCGTAATGCGTATCTTGCTGTTAGTTCTTTAGTTGTATTTCCGTTTTCGTCTGAGACTTGTGTTTCGTAGTTATCATTATTAATCTTTTTATCGATAAATAATCCCCAGTCATCTTTCATAGTTTCTTTAACCTGCTGTGCAATAAATCCGTGATGATAGCGATTAGAAGTACCGTTAATCATTTTAAATTCGCAAGGTTTTAAATTGTAGATAAATTCAGAAGAGTCTTCTGAATTCAATAAATGAACATCTTTTTTTACGTTCTCGTCTGAATCAGAAGCAATTGTTCCATAAATTGACCCGAAACATCGTAAATCATATCCTATAGAGGTGCTTCCGTACACAGACAGTTCGCAGTTCTCGTAGTGTCTGTCCTCTAGATTTGTAATTCTGACATTTTGTGTGTCTTTTCCCGAATTTGGATTATAGCAATATACTGTAAGTGTCGTTGGTTTTTTAATATTGTCTTGGTAACCGCCATTCATCGAAATATTGGGCGAAAAAAACTCTAATGATTTGTTTAAATCGTTGTTTATTCTTATAACGAATTCGTATTCCGTATTTTCTGTTTTCTCTTTGGTACAATTTATTCCGACAACATCTCCATAATCTGCATTTAGCACTAAAGCTCTTCTTACTTCATTATTGCTAGTATAATATCTTGTTGTAGTTATCGAACCTACATAATTTTCGTAATCGTCGACCCAAGAATAGAATTTAATGTAATTTTGGTCTATCGACATTCCTTTAATTCCATTATTTTGATATGTCGACAATATACCATTATCAATTGAGAAATTGCCAATTTGACCTTTAGAAGCATACATATATCCATCCGCACGAACGTACCAATTACCATAATATGCCCCATCTCTTTCTTCTTGGCAAGAGAATGCCCAAGCTTCGGAATCAGCGGGTGCCTGTATATAAGTTCTATATTTGCCGTAATCTTTATAAATAGAAGACTTGCTGATATCCCAGCCTCCAATCGTGCCAGACGAAAAATAGCCGCTTCCTGTAATTTGTGCGTTAGTTGCATACAGTTTACCGGTCTGACTTATATAAAAATTAGGACTTTTGCTGTATCCCTCATCTTCAGTTCCGTGAAAAACCGAAAAAACATATGGTGTAATATCGCCAGGTATTTGTAATGCAATTCTGAATAAGTCATTATTCTGCTTAAATATTGTACTTATTGAATCTTTAGACACTTTCCAGCCGCCAACGTTTCCGCCGTCTGAAATCAGATTGCTACAAGTTATAGTTCCGTCTGCTGTAATGCTGGTGTTTGTGCTGTTTAATGTAAACCTGTTGCCACTTAAATTAAGCCCACCCCTTGCAGTAATATTTATTGTATCTGCAATAGCTTCGATAGCACTCTTAAGTTCGCCTGTTTTAGGGTCTTTTTTGATATATAAATCAAGGCTTGTTTTAGTTGCATAACTTTCTAAATCGCTTGACTTAGCGTAAGTTCCACTAAGTGCCAAACTAATACTTGAACCATTATCGTTAATTTCCTGCGTAATTTTGTTAATCATAGTAGTTGTTGTACTATAATTATCTGTCAGATTTTTCTTTGTCTGTGTTAATTCTGTTGATATGCTATTAAGATTAATCTTAAGACTAGCGTTCTGATTAAGCATATAAGCTAATTGTGTGTTAGATACCTCTTTCCAACCCCAATTACCTTTATCATCTTTAACCCAACGCCAAGTTTTTTGAGCTGTTTCGTTGTATGCTATTGCCCCGTGATATTTTGCGTATTCATCATTGCTATAAGTCCAAGTAAGATTATCGCTTGGAAATAAATCATCTGATGGATAAATAGGTATGAACCAATCAATAGCTGGGTAATTATCTTTGTTAGGCGTTTCTGTAACTGTATACACCATAAAATTATCATTCGTTTGTTGGTATAAGTCAGATAACGTTATTTCGTAGCTATCTAGCTTCTGATTAACAGTAGAAAACTTAGTCTTAATGCTTTCATTATCAACATTTTCAGTCCACCACAACTTGTTAGTGATAAAATCACTAGCAACTTTCATCATACCGCCCCATTGAGTATAATCTTTGCCAGCACCACTTGTTATAGCTTGCATAATGACATTAAGTGTCTGCCCCTCGTTGTCCAGATAAATTTTATTGCTCTTAAGTGTATGGGTGTTATCGTTATTGATAACATTAAATAGTGTTTCAATATCCAGCTTGCTTGCATTGATATTAGCATTATCTTGAACAACATCATCACGAACAACTTTCCTCGTAACACCTTTTTCAGTAAGTCCTAAGGCATCAAACATAAGATTGCCAGCTTTATCCCAGACATACATATTGTAGTCCGAATTAGCGTCTTTACCTATTTGAACTCTTGCAACCTTGTTATCATCTTTTATCTGTATTGTATTGTCAGCTATATCAAGATTTCCGCTTTCGCTTAGAATTTCAACAAGGTTTGTATAAATCTTCCCACTTGTAATCTTATCTGCGGCTATACTATCAATCATAGCAGATTTTATCTGTGCATTGCCGATAACACTTACAACTGCATTAGCGAATTCTGTTGTTAAACTTTTACCTGTCGCAGAACCAAACATTAAAGTCTTAATGTCTGCTACGTCTGCGTTTAATACACCTATCTGTGCATAATCTGCTTGCAACTTAGCGATATTAGCTTCATTAATCGTAGCTTTATTTGCCGTCAAATTAACAATATTTGCTGTAATAGTTTCAATCTTATTAGCCTTTAATTGGTCGATATACGCTTGATGTGCTTTTAAACTCTCAATATTAGCACTAGTTATATCAGCATTTTCGATAACTGCCTTGTTGATTAAGACTAAATCAGCGTAGTATCGTTCCATTTGCTTTGTTATCGGACCGCTAGCAATATTGCTGTTTTCTGTGTCAGATTGTCCGATAGATGTAACTGTGTCCATTAAGCCGCCATCACATTCGTGTGTTATCTGCATTATAGGCACTTTGTAATCAATGCCGCCCTTATTAACAGTTATAATGTCGCCTACTTCAAGCCGCCAGTCACCGACAAACTTAACTGTAAGTGGTCTAAACTGAAAGCCGCCTATCTTTTTATAGACTTCATTAAGAATTTCTTGTGTCATAAATGGATTAGCAAAGCTAAGCCCTGTCGTTCCGCCGCCGGCAGTTATCTCACTTATTTTGCTATCACCAGACTTTGTATTGTTACAAGTCAGTTTCCTTATCGTAAAATCCTTGCCAGTGGTAAAAGTAACCCCTTGCTGATAGTATTGATGTCCGTCAAGCACGTAGCCGCTATCCTTATACCATTTAATTTCAAGGTTTCCGTCAGAATTGATAGCCGCATTACCGCCTTGTAACATAGCCATATAGCCAATCATTTCACGCATTGTATAACCTTGCGGCTTATCTGTAATTGTATGCGTGTTTGTTATGCTAGTTGCTAACTGTATGCCTAGCTTTGTACAGATTTCCTCTAAAATAGCCTTGTCCGTACTAGGATAAGTTAATTTAGAGAAGTACCCTTTTTCAGCTTTGTACATCTTGTCATAAGCTGTGTACTTAGTGTATTCGCCGTTACTTTCTTCTTTAGTTACAGTAAATATGCCTATCTGTACATACTCAATGCCGCTATCGCCCTTAACACCCTCAAAAATGGTTATATCCTTATTTTCAAGCGTGATTTCTAGATTATAAATAGAAAAGGTAACACTACTACTGCAAGTGTTACCTATGGAAATACTATTATTTGGATTGATTATATTACTATACTTAAACTCATTAAGTGTTTGATTGTATTCTTTTCCGTCAACTAAATATTTGCTGTAATATCTTGCATACAGTAAGTTGAAATCCGCACCCCAATTAATATTTTTCATTAGGTTGCTCCTTTCTGATGATTAATCGTTAATCATAAAGCCAAGTGCGATAATGTTAGCTGGCTCAATAGCTTCACAACTATCAAATGCACTTATATCAACTTTCGTATATTCAGATACTTCTATCTCCTGTTCTCCTAGTTCTTCAAGTTCTGATTTTATCTTATCGTTGTCACCCTTATTTTCCTTGTGTATCTTTTGTATCGTTTCTACTACCGCTTTAAAATGTGGCTCTAATGCCTTAATATTAGACATAATGGCAACTGCTAATCTGCCACCCATTTTAAGCTGTGCTACACTTGCAAGTGCTTCATAATGTGCTAAAACTTCATTTCCTGTTATTTTCATAGTTAATCTCCTTATTTCTGAATTAAACTTAATTTTGCTCCGACTATTAATCCATCCTCATTCTTTGCTCTTGTGAGATACGGATATGTCACATCTCCTGTGTATATTGTCATTTCCTTTTGTTGACCGCCTAAGAACAGGACTTGTGCTGTTGGGAATGGGTTATCTATGTCGCTAATCACATTATCAAGCAATAATGCCTGTTCTCCTGTTAATGGCGGTAATTGAAGCTCTACTTTGTCTTTGATAGCTACGATTGTGCCTACCATTTCGCCATAGTCGTTCCTGCCTGTGTTTTTAGACCATATCTTATTTCTACTGTATGTGTAGCCGTTATATGCTACTGGGAATGTTACTCCCTCGATAATTACAGCACTTATCATTCAATCGCCCCTTTCTGCCTAAAAATTGGTAACAAAAAAGAACATATCATCTCTGATACGTTCCCTTAGTTTTATATATTTATATTTTCAAGTTGTCCCTACCACTAACATTTTATTTCAATACCCATTTTGAATTTTTATTTATTAAGTTAATTAAACAGCAATATCTTCAATAAACATATTGCTTAAATAAAATAAGTGAAATTGTAATATGTTTGTCCTTGATTTGCCTTAATTTCGGTATCACTATAAATTTGTAATGCACCATTAGGTGCCAATTGTCCATATGCCACAAACCCCGCCGGATTATATACTGTGACCGGAAATTTTATAGTTTTACTCGGTCTATATTCCTTAGGCAGAGTTGCGACTGTTGTCCAGCTCCTAATTGCTACAGTATTGGTTAGTTTAGCCGGCATTATATTTACCAGTGCCAAAGCAGGTGCGTATGTTATGATAGCATTTTCGTACGTTGTTGTTGTATTGTTGTTCAGCTCGCTTATCATATCGTTATTATTCTTAATCCCATCTTCCATATGATTAAGTCTGTCTGGGCTTATTGGAGTGCCGCCGCTAGTGCCAGCTTTCCACGCTTGCTTTATGTATTGTATAAAATTCATAGTAAAACCTCACTTTCTAAGCACATAAAAAGGACACCTCACAATTAAGTGAAATGTCATTGTCATTTTGCTATTTATTTGTTATTATTGGTATGAGTTAATTTACATTCACTCATACGTGCTAATCAGAACAGGTCTACCCAACTTGTTCTGATTTTTTATAGCTGTAAATTTCTTACAGCTATTGAATTTTCTTTCTGTTTGAGCTATTATATCTCACAAGAAAACTTATGCAACATTATTGAATAATTGCAGTATAAATTCTCTTCCAAGTTGGGTAATTCGTCTATGATAGATTACTTTACCACTGTCAAGAATTTCTTGTTTAATTTCCTCATATCCCATACTGCTGTATGGTGAGTAAAGAACCCAAGTTCCATTGACATTGTACTGAATTTTTCTATCAGCAAGCAACTTGTTAAGTTGAATAGCAGAATTTAAGTTCAGCTCTTTAGCAATCTCCGTCATTGTATATGTTTTATTGACGTGTGTTAAGATAGTGTTCTTTCTTTCTGCTTCAACTCTTGCTTGTCTTTCCTGTTTTAACTTTGTTAATAATCCTATTCCAAAGTCTGGATTATTCAGTATTTCATCAATAACATTATCAGTAGCATATATTCCATTCTTGCGAATTGACGGAATAATCTCATCAGCCACTAATGCTTGAAATTTCTCTGCTGTTTCATTTTTGGCTTTCATTGCTAGGCGGTAGAAGATGTTTTCTGGGATAAAATCGTCTTTTGCAACTTCCTGCAAAAAGCCAATATCATTAAGATATTGTTTTACAACGTTCCAGCGAATATTTACATATTCCTTACCATTAATCACTTGAGTTGTGGTAAACCCAAGTCCTCTAGCAACATTTTCCAATCTTAAGTAAGCAACGCCATTCTGCTCATAGCAGTCTACGCCGCAAATATTCTTAGTGTTCATCGGTGCCTTAATCTCATTGTGAGTGTCATCTTTTGTAGTTGGATTATTATTATAACTCATTATTTTACCTCCTACAAATTTATCATTTGCTCAAAACAGAACTTATTGCGTAGTGGGAGTATATGCCCACAATGCCTCACGCAATAATATTATGCCACTTCCTTTGTAGACTTGTCCTGTCCCTTTAAATCAAAATTATTAACATTGTCCTGAATAGTTTCTAACTGCTGTAAAACTCCTATGAGAACATATCCTATTCTTTCGTTTTCCATATTTGCTAAAACTTCTGTTACTGTTGCGTGTGCAATTTCTGACGCTATGTCAATATTTGTTACGATTTCTACATTACTCATTTGTTTTTCCTCCGAAAATAATCTTGAATTTTCCGAAAGAAACTGATATGATAGATTTATCAATTCCTTTCGGATTGGTGGTTTGAGTAGTCACTATAAGTTTTGACCGACTTGTGGCTACTCTTTTTTGTTATCTTTAAGTTCTTTTTCTACTAACCCTATGCCTTTCATAATGGTATCAGTTCTTGTTAATTCCAATTCATCAGCGCATTTCTGAATGCGATTAGCTTCATCTTTTGTTATTCTGATATTAAGATTAACATTTCTAGGGTTTTCCTTATGTGGTCTTCCTGCTGGACTAATAATAATCACTCCTTTCAATTATTGCCCTTGCAATATTTATGCTATTATAATAACTGCCCTTGCAATAATTGTCAAGCACTTTTAAATAAAAAATGGAACGCACCGAAAAGATACGCTCCATTAAAATCATGTATTACCAAAAAATCAGCCCACATCTGTTACACACAAACCTATGTTGTGAATAAGTTCCGCCCTGTTGCTTAATCTTCTCTTTCTTATTAACCAGCGTAAACGGTCTAAACGGATTCAAATTAACGGTATATCTTGTCTTAGTTTTCTGTGGTACAGTTGTTGTAATCTGTGTGTGAGAGCAGTCCCAACTGCTACATCTTGGACAATATACTTCAACTAAGCCGTTTTCTGTCGCTCTGTACACTCCTTTAAAGTTAGGATTTAGTGGGCGTTGAATTTGTGGTTGCTGTTTTTTCTTTATTCCTAATACTTCCAGCATTTTATATAAGCCTTTTTTTAACATATACATTCCCCCTTATCTTTAGTACTTTAAATATATTCTTTTATTATTTATTTGTCAATTAATAAGGGAATGCTGCTTGCCCTGTCATATTAGTGTAGTTATTAGCTTTATCCTGTACCATTGTAAACAATTTATCAGCGTCACCTTGTAGTGTTATATTAACGTTGTTGTTAGCTTCTGACATAGCCGCTACAACCGCATTGTATACTGCTGGATAAACTGCATTAGCAATACCTGTTGTAATTTCTTGTTGATTGGCTACTGCTGTTCTTCCGTCCATAGTACCAACCATTTCGGGTGCTACTTCATTAGCAACGAATAACTGTCCTTTGTTTGGAAAGCCGCCATTTGCATACCAATCAACACTTATCTTGGGCACTTGAGGTGGCACAAGACTAAATTCGCCATCAATATCGAAATGTGGCGTTTTTATATGTGGAAAGCTAAGTCCTAAGTTGTCCCACCAATCTTTGAAATTATACCACATATCTCTTACTTTATAAAAAAAGTTCTCAACGGCTACTGAAATTTCACTAAGGGATGGTTTGCTATCCCACCAATTAACTACATTATTCCACTTATCTTGTATGCCTACTCTTATTCCATCTGCCATATCACGCCATCTATCTGCCGTAAAGTAAGGTGCTACGTGATTATTCCACCAATTGTAAATTCCGGTTGTGCTCCACCAAGAAGAAAAATCAGACCATTTATCTTGTAGACTTGACTTGAAATTATCACCCAAGTTGTTCCATTTATCTTTAGCAAACCAAGGCGTAACATCATTATTCCACCAATTATATATTCCTGTGCTACTCCACCAGTTATTAAAAGAAGTCCAGCTATCTTGCAAGCTATCTTTTGTATTATCTCCAAGTGACTGCCACTTCGCTTTAGTAAACCAAGGCGTAACATCATTATTCCACCAATTTACGATTGCTGTATTATTCCACCAATCTGTAATTTCATTCCATTTTTCTTGTGCAGCTATTTTTATATTTTCTATGCCATCTTTTGCTTTTTTTACATATTTACTATCATCTATGCTTGCTGAAAATTCCGTAATAAATTTAAGTGTAAGAATTCCGCCCGGAATAACCAAAGAAGCCAAAATTCCTGCAATTCCCCATTTGTCGTATATCTCCTGGTAAGCACCCCATATTAATTTTATTGCTGATACTCCTAAGTCAATTGCTAGGTCCAAAATTTTTACAGTTATTTTTCCTAAATCTATACCTTCAATAAACTTTATTATATTTCTTCCTAATTGTTCCCAATCAACAGAACTAACAAATCCATCTGCAAAATCCAAAACATTGCAAATAGCTTCTGTAATTGCTTCTCCTGTTTTTTTCCAAGGAAAAGCATTTATCCCTTTGTTTATTTGTTTGCCTGCGTAAGTACCTATTCCGTACCAGTCACCCTTTTTTATGGCTTTTTCTATTCTATCAGCCCAAGCAACTGCCGAATTTTCCATATTGGCAAATGCTTTATTCCACGCCGCTTCATATTCTGCCGCCGCCTTAGCAATATCATCTGTCAAATCAATAGTGCTACCGCCACCACCGCTTGAGCCCTTGCTTGAGCTTGTATCGTCCTGTAATTTATTTATTTCATCAAATCCCATAAGGGATAATGTAGCTTTCTTAGCTGAATCAGCTACATCTTTGTAGCCGTCTGAAATATCTTCTAAGCCATCTGATGTGTCTTTATAGCCACTTTGTCCGAAGCTCTCAAAGTCAATCTTAACGCCCATTAAAGAAGCAAGATTGACTAATAATCTTTTGATTACAATAGTTACTCCGTTTACTACTGGCATAACCTTTGAAAGAATTGGGATAAATAGCTGTCCTGCTACCATTCCTACCTCTTTCATATTGTTGCTGAACTGGCGTAACATATTTGATGGGCTGTTAATCGTGTTGGCTAAATCGCCCCAAGATACTTTTGATTGGTCTAATATTGCTAACACTCTTAACTGCTGTTTTTCCATCTGTGTCATTTCTGATACAGACTTAGAAATGCCTAAGTTATAGGCATACGTCGCTAATGTAGCATTGGTAATATCAATACCATATTTGTACAATGCCCTTGATTGCCCGATTAAACCGCTTTGTAAGTTCTGTGCTACTGTTGAATAGTCCACATTGAAAAGTGAGCTTATATCGCCCGCAAGCATTGTCATTGACTTTGTTATAGCCGTTGTTGCTTCGCCTGTCTGTCCTAACGAATTAGTAACAGAAGCTAACTGTGAAGCATACTGTGTTACTTCTTGTATGTTAAGTCCTAAGTTCTTTGCTCCGCTTTCTTCAAGCAAACCGCCTTGAACATTAACTTTTAAACCAGACAGCTTTACGAGAGTATCGTTTACTCTGCTTTGGAAGCTCTCTGCATATGCTGTTGCGTTATCATATCCGTACTTTTCGTAATCTTTATCCCACTCTGAACCAATCTTACCAAACGCAACCGCTTGATAGTTGAACGCTTCAATGTAATCTGTTGTTGACTTAATTGCTTCTATAAGTTTCTTACTGCCACGAATTACCATAAAATAAGTGGCATAAAACTTACCTATCGCACTTGCTAAGTTCCAACTGCTTCTAGTTGCTGTCCTAGCACTTGTAGACACGCCATACAGTGACTTTTGAAGTGAGTTTGAAGAAGTACCCACCTTGCTACCTTGACTAGCAAGATTAGCCAATGCGTTAGTTATTTGAATAACGTTCTGACTTACTGTTGGTGCTCTTGATAGCGTTGTCATTAAGCCATTTAAAGCATTGCCCAATTTCGGAATGTTTACAACGGCGTTTTCTATGCTCTTACTGCCTAGCTTACCAAGTGACTTTGCAAATTCTGTGACCTGCGTTGCATTTTGCGGAATAGCTGATATGCTTGCAACTGCCTTTATGACAGCTTGAAGTGATGTAGCTGCGTTAGTTAGTGCAACCGAATCAACAGAACCTATCTTTGTGATGTTCTTAGCAAGCCTTGTAAAATCTGCTGTTCCTGCGTTCATATTCTGCATAGCAGAACCTAACTGGCTAACACCATTTGCAAGACCGCTTAGTGATGAACCATTCACAGTTGCAAGTGATGTTGACAGCCTTGTAAGCTGATTTATCAGTTTATCGACGGAATTGATAGCTTTAGTGGCAGTACCGGTAATTTTGACTTCTAATGAATCTAATTCCACGCTTTAACCCCCTTTATAGGATTGTTGGCGGTAGTCCTCTCTTTTCAGCTCGTGCCGCCCATTTCTGTTCATTGAGTAACATTCGCTGTAACTCTTTATCGTAGGTATCTTCTTCGCTTTCTTCCGTTTTTTCTGATAAAATAGCCTGCTTCGGATATTCAATGTGTGTATCTTTACTAAATGCCGCACCAATGCCACAAGAAATAGCCGGTATTGCATAGACAAAAAACCAGTTATACATTTCTGCATCTCGATTTTGTCTATCAATCTTTTTGCCTTTTGCGTATAGTAATAATTTTGTAGGTGTCATTTTAAGAAAGTCTGAATAACTAATACCTAGTGAACTGGCTAAGACAAAGTATTCTTCCCAGATTATTTTGTGGAAGTCTGCTTTTTCTTGTGGTCTTGTGGAACTACTGTCGGCTTCTTCTGCTCTTTTGTTGCTTCTTTCACATTGTCCGCCATTTCCTCTAACATCGCTGTTATTCCGCTCAACTCGAAAAAACCATCATCTTCCATCGCTTTCTTGATTTCTTCAAACAATGTTCTATATCCGTAACTCTTATCTGTCTTTCTCTTCTCTGTAATATATGCTCTAGTAAGTTCCTTTGCTTCATCCATAGTTACAGGATTGTTGTCAATGCAACCTGCATAAATGGCTAAAATGCAAATCTCTGGCACATCTGCTGTCATATTTGCTAATCCGTCAAAGGAAGCCTGTGCAACACTCTTATCTGTCTGTGCAAGTAAGTAAGAACCATTAACGACAGAAAACATTTTCTGCACTATCTCTTTACACTCTGCTGCGCCAAAAGAGAACTCAACTTTGTATTCTTTTCCGTTTACATTAATATTCATCATAATTTTTACCCTTTCCCACCCTATCGTCCATATAGGGAAAGGTGCGGATTTTACACCGCACCTACCTTTTAAAATAATTATTCTGTTACATCATCAAGATATGATGTGTAGTCGGCTGTTTTGGCGTTTGTGCCACCAATCGACACAGCCTTTGATTTAGTCGATTGGCTTATCATTCCCCCACCTTTGTTACTGTGAATGTGCCACCAGCAGCTTCGACAACTTGAAGCTTGTCTGTGCATTCGATAGGCGAAGTATTAGGAACTGCTGTTACTGTCATTTCAAGTACTGAATCAGTACCAGAAACATCATTAGGTGTTGCTGTTACCTGTCCGACAAATGCGTACTTAGCAACCGCACCTAATCCGTCAGAGCCATATAACTGAATAATATCTAACTGCTTGCCCTCTGCTTTGATTAAGTCCTGTAAATAAGCCTTTTCAAGATTTCCTGTGTAAGTCTTAGCGTCAGATGTTTTGATACCCATTAAGAATGTCTGTGAATCATCTTCAAATGTTGTACTTTCAACTGTGTTAGGTGCTGATACTGGTGCTGAAATTGACTTAGCCGCAACCATTAACTTATATGAGCCTGCAAAACCATCTTCGCTATGCTCCTTGTAGATAACCCTAGCTTGATAACTTGTACTTGCCATTGCCTTGTCTACCTCCTAAAAATTTGCAAAAAAATAAGAGCATTTCTGCTCTTTGTTACATTAATCTGTCATTTGCCGCTATCATTCTTCTGAATCTAGCGGTACTCTTATGTACTTTGTTACCGATTGAGAACTCTGGCATTGATGTGCCTTGAAATCTCATTGTCTTGAATGTATCTGTAATTACTGCCATAACCTTGCGACAATCAGATTTGCTTGTGTTAGTGGTGACATCTACTTGAAATGTCGCTAACAATGCGTTAATTGTCTGTCCGTCAAGCGTTTGTCCTTGTTCTACTGCTGGCAGTAAATGAATGTATACTGTTGGGAATACTGCTTGACCGCTGTTTTCCCCCTCGTTGGTTATGGCTATCTTTGGGTATGTTTTCTTTAATTGCGTTAGGGTTTTAGCCTTGACAAGTGCTGTGACTGTGTTTTCAAGGTCTATCGCCCAATCGTTTGCGCTTGCCATTAACTAAACACCTCTCTTGCTATCTGCTTATACTGATTGATAATCTCCATTGTGGCATTGTACATAGGCATTGTAGCTTTAACGCCGTGCGTGTAGTGCCATTGATTATCATTACCTAAGTAGTACCAACCGTCGCTGAATGCGTGGATTTGTCCTGGATATGTTCCTACGCCCAAGCCGAAATTATTAGCCTTTGGGTTCTCGTTACCGCTGTTGTAATAAATGCCTGCACCAAATTCAATCGCTAATAGCGTGTAAAATGGCTCTCTATCTTCTACCTCAACAGTTTTACCGGTAGCAATTAAAATAGCTTGGTAGCCATCTTGAATAGGCTTTCTATCAACTCTCAATGTTACTGTCCTACCTAATGGACTTTCATTAACGCTCATAATTGCCGCTTTGTCGCCTAATTCTGCTAGCCGTTCAACAAGCAATTCGCATTTATACTGTATGCTCTGCTTATACTGTTGTAGCTGTCTGATAGCTTCATTTACGGACTTTTCAGACAAGGATATATTAATTGTATGTCTTGCCATAATGCACCTACTTTACAACTGCTTTAAGCATATACTTAACTGAATACAATGCTGGCTTAATGCCTACAATTGTGAAATCCGCTGATGTTTCATCAACAAGACTGTCAGATGTGTATGTAGGCTTGCTATCAAGCCAGATAAGGTCGCCTTTTTGAATAGGCAACGCATTCCTATCTGTCAGCAAAATAGCGTCAAAATCAGCGGTATCAAAGCCATATTCTTTGCTTTGTGCTTCTCCACCGCTGAAAGCTATGTTTGCTTTAAAATCCACAGGCTCTGAAAAGCCTGTTTTTTCTTCAAGGACTTTAGGTATCTTATTTCCCTCATCATCAAGATAAGGAATGAAGTTGCCCTCTGTGTCGGTATATCCCTCATAAAGAATATTGCCGTCATCGTCTCTTTCGTAAATAGTTACTGTCTGTCCTTGAAGCGAATACTTCATAGCCTGCTTATTAATGTCAAGCATTGTTCTTTACCTGCTTATAAATCTGATTAACGCCTGTGCTTGATAATCCGGACACAATTCCTACTGCGATTGCATTAAGAATGTCATTTGCCGGAAAGTCCGGTATTACATACATACCTACAACGCCTAAGATACCGCCTGCAACGCCTACGATTATAGGAATGTAATTATCCTTAATGTGTGGAATTGCTTTGGCTCCTAAACCTATCAGATATGTTATTACAACGATTGCAACTACTGTTGATACTGATGTTATATCCATTTTTAATCTTTACCTCCATTCTTTAAGTGAATTTCCTGTATTTCGTTATACATCTTAGTTACCATCCCATTACCGCCTAAAGCGTGATATGCGTTATACATCTCAACAAAATTATCATAGGCGTAAGATGGAATTTCACCTATTTTCATATACTTATCGTGATATTCGATAAGCTGTACTCGCAAAAGCAACATTGTACCTTTACCATTGGCGTCTTTGTCCTTTTTCTGTTGTTTCAGAAGCCAAACTATATAGCCAAGTAATATCGGTAATACTATGGTATAAGTTTGTAATAAAAGTTCTTTCATTTTATATCTCCTGCAAAATTAATAGGCACACCGCCCACCACCCTTAATGTGTGCCGCCTGCTACCATATTGCCGACATCAGCAAAATGGTAACGCACAATCTTCTATAAAACCTTAGCAAAAGGAAATACCCCAACAAACAAACTGTCTCTATTTCTCCAAGTTCTGTTGACACCACCCTCACTTAAAGCAGACATAAAGTTTTCGCCTGCCTGTGAATGGTCGTAGACAGTCAGATTAACAATAACACTCTCAAATTTCTTCAAGTCCTCGGTTATCATTTCATCTGTGTAACTGTCGGGGTAATTTCTTCTTGCTTTTACTTCTTCTGTAGCCTGCTTAATAAGCTGTTCGATTATCGGATTATCCTCTTTGTTATCGAACACTACCACATCAGATGTTGTTTCATCATCATTTGTAACTGTATCAATATGAAATTGTTTAAGTCTGATTTTAACTTGTTCTAATGTGGTGTATTCCATAATTTCAGCTCCTATAATCCTAATTTCTCAATTAACAGTTCTTTAAGTTCTGCTCCTGTAAGCTCCATTGCATTCTCAATGCCTTGTTCTAAGGCAAGTGTCTGTAAGTCCGCTGTTGGCATACGCTTAATAGCTGTCTTTGTGTAATCGCTTGTAGGTTGAACAGGGAATTTGTCCTGCTCTTCCTCATACTTAAGCTCATCTCCATAAACAGCTTCCTGTCTTACATTATCTGCTGTTACTTCTTCGCTCTGCTTTGCGGCGTTGATTTTATGTCGTCTTAATAACATATAAACACCTCTTACTTTCCGAACTTAGCAAGAACAACCTTTGAATCATTGCTTAAGACTGCTGTATAGTGTTCATCACCAGAGATAACAGTTGTCTTTGCAAGAATATCTCTGTCTGATTCAATCTCAACGCTTCTCTTCATATAGATTGTAAGTGCGTTCTCTTCCTCTGACACGCCATCTGCACCTGCGTCCTCGTTAGGGTCATCTGCTGACACGATAACAATAGGGCAAGCGTAGAACTCTGTTGTAACAGCCTTTAACTTGCTACCTACCTTGATTTCCTTATCCTTTGACTTAAGCGTATGTGCAAGTGCTGTGTCAAGATGAACATTAGTTGAATCCTCACTTGTTGTATCAGCCACAACATTGATTGTTCCTGTTGAATCATCAAGCTCATACTTAATCAGCTTAACTTTCTTAGACTTAACAACCTGTGCTCCTGCAATAGAACCGATAGTGCCATTCATAATTACATTAAGTGGGTACTTATCATTACTCTTAAAATCATCATCATTAAGCAATGTGGCTTCCTGCGCCGGATTAATGAATAATATCTTTGTAAGTGATGAATCTGATTCATCATCAAATTTGCTATTAGCTGCTACAACTGCTGAATAGCTGATAGGCGCTGCTGTTCCATCGTAATCAATAGGTGCTGTGCAAAGTGCGTCATAGCTGTCATTATCAACCTTTGCAGCGATTGACATAGCAATCTGATTGATAGCTGTACCAAGTGGGTCGCCGTAACCAGATAATACTGATTCATCTGTAAGCTCTACAGCCTTACCTGCTTTCTTAACCTTTGCTTCTGCTGTAGATGTTGTAAGTACTGTTGTACCCATAGCAACACCTTCTGCTACATCTTCTGCGTCACCAATATAAGCATACTTTGGCACAACAATTGTACTACCTGGTCTGCCTACAAGTGTTGTGTCAACTCTTGCGATAGGTGAGAACTTAATCTTTTTTGGTAACTTAGCCGATACCATATCAGCCATTACCTGTGGATCTACTAAATTTGCTAACTTAGTCTGTGGCATAGTTTATTTACCTCCGTTTTCTACTCTGTGAACTTCTTATAAAGTTCTGGATTCTTATTTTTGAACTCCACTCTTTCGTGGTAATTCATCTTGTTAAACTGTTCCTGTGTTATCGTGCTTTCTTCTCCACCGCCCGCATTAATAGCTGGTCTTGATTTAAGCCACTCTGCCTTAGCTTCTTTAACCTGTCTTTGCGCTTCATTAGCAATTACAGTTGCTATAAGGCTATGGTCTGCGTCTGCAACTGCCTCAATCAAAGAATCAATATCCTTTCCATCACCTATAACTTTCTGATAAGCATTGACAGCTTTCATATGATTAAGCTCTTTACTCATGTTCTCGAACTTTTCGGCCTGCAACTTTTCAGCTTCCGCCTTTGCTTCTGCTTCCTGTTCTTCTGCTGTCTGCTTCGAGCGAAGTTCTTTCTTGTACTTAGCTGCTTCTGAACTGGCTTTATCAGAAGCATTCTTATACTTCTCTTTTTCAGCTCTTTCACTAGCAAGCTGTGCCATAAGTTCTTCTACGCTAGGTGTCTGTTCTTCATTCTGTGGCTCATTGTTAGTTGTTGGTTCTGTTGTTGTGTTAGTTACATCTGCCATAATTTCTTTACCTCTGCTTTCTGCGTTTTTTGTTGTTCTCTCAACTTCTTGCGATATTTGTATTGCCCTTTCTCTAGGGCATATAAAAAGCCACAAGGCATTTCTACCCTGTGGCTCAATATCAATTTATTTATCTGTTCTGCTCTTATCTATAACCGGACTATTTTCTGTCTGGTCTGATAAGTCTTGCATTGTGCGGTCTTTGTTAGGCGATTGTTCTCCATCCCCACCCTCTGCTTGGTTCTGCGTATCTTTGTTAATTATGCTGTCTTGATATGCCTTAACCATCTCTCCGCTTCTCGCTACAACATCGTTAGGGTCATCAAAGAATGGAATTGCATCAACTGTATCTTTAAGGCTAAATCCGTGACTTATCAATGTCGCCATAGCATTAACTTTGGTTGACATTTCATAAGTTTTTTGCCGCTTAATGTTAGGTTTTACGTCTCTTGCCCTTAATTTAAGTAATGGATTGCTGCTATTAACATTGTTTGACAGCTTGATAGCTGCAAGAACAACTTTTATCTCTTCCATTTTGCAGCCGTCTGTAATTAATTGCTGTTTTGCCGCTGCTGTTTCAGCCTGTGACCAGCCTGTTGCATCTGACATTGCAACTCCTGTACTGCCACCGCTATTATCATTTCGTTGTGGAACATTGCATTTCTGCAAGATTATCTGTCGCCTTGATTGGATATTGTTAAGCATACCTGTGTAATCATAATTAATTGCAAGTGGCTCAACTATTGGAGTTTTGCCATCTGCTGATGTATAGGTCTGCATCCATTCTCCAGATTTTGGTTTCCTTACTTTTTCAGTGATATGTGGTGTTCCATCTTTATCAACTGTCGTTTCCTGTTCAACCGGGAAATCAACATCATTTGTGTGCCATACTGCCTGCGTGTTCTGTTCAACATCGTTAGTAAAGTCTGAAATGAGTAGGTTTAAGTTATCCATTTCAGATATTTGCCGTTCAAAACAGCCCATTCTGTCAAATGACCTTGTATATTCAATAATAGGAATTTTATGCAGTGGGTTTTCTTCTCCGCTTCTCTCCAAAAACCCCCATTTTGTTTTCCCTTTATTTTTTCCGTTAGTGATTTTTATTCCGTCGGTAATTTCATATCTCGTATCTTTGGTAAAACAAGTGTAATATCTTGTGCCGCTATGTTTGTCTTTGATATAAGTACCTGCAAGAATAATCCTCTTGTCACTATAAGCTGTTGACCTTACAACAAATGTTGTTCTTGGGTCTAATATGTCATATGTGAAATAGCTTTCTCCGTCCTCGTATTCTGTATTTATATCAATATAAACATATCCGATTCCGCCGATTTCAACATACCTAGCAAGTTCCTGCTGCTTTTGCCTTGCGTTCTGTGATTCATAGCAGCTGTTTAATTCTGCTATAGCTTCTGTGAGGTTAGAATCCTCATTGTCGCCATTTTGGACTAGCGTTATAGGATTTCCCCACTTAAAACCTAAATTGAACTCCGTGACTTCATTAGCCACATTATCGCAACACTCACAGTCAATGTCTGGTCTGTAAGTCTTTGGATTCTTCCTAACTATCGGCTGTATTCCTGCGTCATAATCAAGAAGAAACTGTATTCTGTTGGAATTAATATCATGTTCCAAAATTGCTTCACGCAAAATCGGTATTATATTGTCAGGTGTTATTTTTTTTGCACCTGTATAAATAGCAATTCTTCCTGTCTGCATTATCTACACCTCTAATAAAATGTCATGCCGCTTGAACTTCTGCTTTGTGGT